TACTACTAATGGTGAGCCTAACATTCAGAAAGTTGCTCCTAAAGGTCGTGCTGAAGTGAAGTGGTATGTACCTGGTTCTACTACTCCTTTTGGTCCGCAGAATGGTGGTATGGGCGCATCTCCTGTAGATGGCTATGAAATGTACTGCCAGACTACTCAAGGTATTATGTTGAAAAACCCCTTGAGTGCTGCTGAACTTATCATGGATGTAACTTATTAATACGTTCTAGTAGTTCGTTATAAACTATAAACTTTAAAGTGATGGAGAAAAGTGCAGTTGAAAGTAAAGTAAAAGAACAAGTCAAAGTGTCAAATCCTCTCGCTAATATAAACGGTAAATGGTCAGTGAAGCCTTGCAGAAAGTCTTGGCTTCACACCATTAACCCTAACCATGATGGTAACACTATTTTTAGTGGTGCTCAAATCTGGATTGTAGCTGCGAGAAGTGCTTCAAATCCTGATGTTGTAATTACAGGGCTAAGTGAAGAAGAACGTGAAGCTTTTGAAAAAGAGATGTTTCTTCAAGCTGGTGCCTTGTCACCTTACAACCTTAAGTTTTGGGCAGACAAAAAGAATGCTATCAAGATTCCCAAGGATGGTTTGACACTTGATTGTGACAATAACGTAAAGCATAAACTTTGGTTTAAGATTCTCTCAGCCTCTAAGCGTGTAGCTAAGGGCAAAGAAGATTTAGCTGTAAACTCTATAGCTGATGTTCTTCTTTCTTCGGTTGAGCAAGAAGCTAAGTTTGATTCTGAAAAGATCAATACTAAGACTAAGGCTTATGTCAAGTTCAGCGGAATGAGCTTGCAGGATAAGATTAACTATCTTAAAGTATTCAATGAGGGTGCTTCTAAGGTAGACGCTATTACTAAACCTGATCTTATTGAGCAGACTTTAGGTAATATCGTAGAAAATGATCCTCAAGAATTCCTAGACACGTTTGATAATCCTTACTTTAAAGATTATGTTCTTCTTGAAGACCTTTTGAGCAAAAACATTATTTCTCGTAAAGGTGGAAAGTTCTTTATCACAGGAGGCGTAGAGATTGGCATTAGTAAAATGCAAGTCATTACAAATCTTCGTGCTGATGATTTTCAAGAAACAAAGATTGGTTTAATCGCTAAACTTAATGCTACGAAATGATACTACCCGTTGCAGATATGCATCAACAGTTCCTTCATTGGTATGACAAGCAAAGTAATTTCTCTGCGCCTGAAGTCACACCAGAAGAGGTTGATCTTTATCTAAACAACGCACAATATCAGTTCATTAAAATACTTACTGAACAGGGACTGGAAAAATCACAGGAGTGGCTGGATTATCTGAAGAACATAACTACAGTATATTCAGTTGCTCCTTTACCAGTTGCTGCTACTAACAAACCAAATGGAAGATATGTAGATCTTCCTAATGTTAGTCCAAGCCAATTGTACAGATTAGCCTTGCTTGAAGAAGCAAGTATAACTTACACAGAGTGTGGGGCAAGTGTTACAGCAAGAGTTCCAGTTATTCCAATGACTAGGGATGAATATAATAAAGTAGTTAATAACCCTTTTAAGAAACCTTGGAAGGAAGAAATTATAAGACTTGTTTCGGATAGTAACAGATTTGAATTAATCAGTTTTCCAGGCAGTGTTATAAACTTTTACTTTTTAGATTATCTAAGAGAGCCTGCTAAGATTACTTACGGTACGCAATACTCTGTTCCAGTTCCTAATGTAGATTGTGAACTAGAATCTAAAGCTGCCACTAAGATTATAGAAATAGCAGTAGAGTTAGCTCTTAGAACTATGAATGATCCAAGGCTTCAATTAGAACAACTTGATAAACTGATTAAAACAATTTAAACCATGCCACTCTTAAATAAAATCAAAATTTATTCTGGGCGTGTAGCCCAAGGCAAAAGACCTATTGGTAATAACCAACAGGGACGTGCGTCTGATATTAATCCTATTATTGAATGGGTTAATCAGCGTTCAGATGTTAATACTACTGCAAATGCAGTTACTACTTCAGCATTTGCAGCTAACGCTGCTACAGCTACACTAAATGCTATTAGTGGTACTATTACTAGTACTACGTTAACTGTTACAGCTGCTCTTAAACAAACTATCACAGTAACAAATTCTTATTGTACTGCAAATAGTACTGTTTTAGCTGTAATTACAGATGCTAATGTAGGAACAGGTGCAGTTTATATTGCAAGTGTTGTGCCTTCTACAGGATCTTTTGTTATAACACTGGTAAATGGAGTAGTCTTAACAGGAATTCCTACCGTAAAAATTAAATTTATTATCCTTTAATTCCTTTTTAATTAACCTTTAAAACTAAATAAAATGAGTGTACTTAGTGTTCAAAACCTACAAGAAACTTTTGTAGGTGCTGTAGGCAAAGCTCGTACAGCAACCCAAGTCTTGAATCCTAATGCTGCTGGTTATATCACTGATGGTGAAATTGTAGTAGTAAATGATCAAGGCGGTGTAGTAGATGGGACATCTGCTCCTACTTATAATACTTCACAGTATATCCAAATTGTAGAAAATAACAATGGTACTTTAACTTGGTCTGCTAAGATTCCTTACAATGGAGTAATGTCTTATGCAGCTACTGCTGGTTCACAAGGACAAGAGCAAGTTTATCATATTGGTTATAATCCTACTCTTACTGTTCCTGCTGGATCTTTAGATATTTCTGCTGGTCTTGACTTCCAATTAACTGTAATTGAGAATCAGGATGACATGCAGTGGTCTGAGCAAAAGAAGAAGAATGTTATCTATGTTACTAACAACGTAGTTAATACTCAACTTGATCTTGCTAAGCAGATTGTACAACTTCAGATGAAGAAGTACCTTACTGATGGTTCTGCTCTTACTGCAGTTATGGTAAATAATGGAACTGCTGCTATTTTTACAGGAGCTGCTACTGTAGCAGTAACTCACGGTTCACCTGTAATTGTAGCTAATGCTGCTATTACTAACGTAGGTTTTGGTGCAGGTAGTTTGATTCGTTTAGGTATTGCTGGTTCTGCAGTAGGTGTGGGTATACCTGTGTATACTGTAAAAGAGGCTCATCCTACTATTACTAATGGTTGGATTCTTGACCAACCTTATGCAGGTCCTTCTAATGGAGTTCTTCCTGTAGCAGATGCTGGATACATTGGTACTCCTGGTGCAGCTTATGGAGTAAGATTTGTTGGTAAGGCTCTTCCTTTCCGTCGTGATTTCTTCAAGTTTAAGCGTGTAAGCTTTACTCTTCAAATGAGTGGCTTTGGTGCTACTCAACTTTACAAGACTCAAAACCCCTTGTATGGTGTTGGAGATGGCCGTTTGGTACTTGAAGAAGAATCATTCAGCAAAGGATTTGAAGGAGCACTCAATCGCATGACTGTTCCTCTGCCCTTGGCTAATGAGTTTTTCCAAGCTTCTGCTACTACTGGTACTGCTGCTTTGACTATCAATGGTGTGGCATGTGGAGATTTAGTAGTTACTTCTACTCCTGGAGGTGCTGCTAACCTTTACAACTGCATTGAGATTGGCTTTGGTTCTCAGAATTATCAGACTGTTACTACTAGTCCTAAGATGCGTCAGCTGATTAAGATCTTTAGTACTAATGGTTCAGGTCAAAACAGTGGTGCAGGTACTGATATTGCTGATGCTCTTAACGCATTTATGGCTCAGCCTAAAGTAGGTAGCTTTGCAAACGTAACTTTTGCTTAATCTTTTGGTGTTCTAATTTTTTGTAATTGATTGTTTGAAAGAGAGGGGTGGGGATTTCCTCACCCCTTTTCTTAAAAAGTATAACTAATAAACTCTAATAAATGCCAAATCCTCCTAGCCCCCTAGTATTAGGAATTCACTTGTGTCAAACAAGTAATTGTAAAGTTCTTAAGTTAACTGAAACTACTGGAGAATATGATCCTGTACTTAACACAGGTGGATGGGCAAATGCACCAGGAGGCCCTAATCCTCAACCTAGTGATGCTACAGATCAGGTATTAGTACAAATTACTAACCCTGCTGGAATTACATATAGTTTTAATTCTCCTCCTAACTGGCCTGATCCTACAGGTCTAGAAGAACTTGAGTTTACTAATCAAGTTGGAGGCATCACATTAAATAGTCCTACTGTAGGCTCTGCATTTGCTGATGGTATATATGTAGTATATTATACAGTATCTGGAGATTATCTTAATCCAGGCGTCACATTATTTACTAATAGTGTGACACAAAACTTCCTTCTTACTTGCCAGACAAGATGCTGCATTGATAAAATGTTTCATCTTGCTTCTCAGTCTGATTGTACAGATTGTAAGAATGAAAAACTTAGTAGTGCTCTTGAAGCAGAAGCTTTTCTTAAGTCTGCTGAATATGCTGCAGCATGCGGCAAAATAGAAATGGCTAAGAAGAATCTTGCCAAAGCTCAATGGATTTGTAACACTAAAAACTGCCTTAACTGCTAATGAGCAACTTAAATAATTGCTGCGGAGATTCTCCTATATATAATGTAGCTACTCCTATTCCTGGTCCTGCAGGAGCTTCTGCCTATATTTATGTAGCTTTTGCAGAGACTGTAATAGATGGAGGTAATGGACCTTCTTCAGGTAATCCTAGTCAAGCTACAGTAGGTTTTCAATTAGATTATCCTACAGCTACATCAGACTGGTTTGCTGTAATTACAAGTAATGTACCTCTGTCTCCTCCTGTACTTGCAGACTTTGATGGATATTGGGTACCTCTTACAGGAGTTACTTTATCAGGTATAAACCTAGAAGATGATGGAGTAGCAGTAGCAGGAGGACCTTTTAATACGGTAAACTTCCAAGGCTCAGGTCTTACTGGAGTTACAGTTACAGATAATGGTGGTAACTATGCTACTGTAGAAATTGTTACAGCAGGTTTAGTTAAAACTCATTTTACTTCATTTCAAGCTTTAGCTGCAGGGAATAACCTTACACCTGGTGCAAGTTATTGGATTGTAGATATTGGAGATGGAGAAGGTAATGGTACAGTAGGAAGTATATATCAAGCAGAATGTAGTCCTGCGTACTATGCTAACTTTGCTAACCCTGTTGCTTTTGCTGCATATCCACACAATACAGGAATTATTGTAAGAGCAATTTCAAACAATACAGTAGATCCTAATGGTATTTACATTGCAAGAGTGCCTAATCCTCTTACTACGCAATGGTTTATGCCTGGTACTAGTTATGCTGCAAGTGCACCTGTAGCTAGTTATAATCAAGTATTTACAAATGTTTCAGGAGGGCCTTTAGTTGCTAATGCAGAACCTGCTGATGCACTTGTAAGTTGGGATTGGGTACCTCGTGACAATACTACTCATTATATTACAGAAATTCAAGGTTGCTACATTGATATAGTCAATTTAGCTAATAGTGGTTATCCTGCTATTCGTGAAAGGTGGGATAATAAAAATAATACATTAAAAGTAATAAGCTCTTCTACAAGTAACGAGTTTATTAGAAAAGTATTCCGCTGGGGAGTATCTACTATTAATGGTAATACGATTAACCTAGCTGATGATACTAGTAAAAGAAGTATTTCAGATATTCAACGTAGTCCTACTTTTATTAATACAGGACAGTTAATGAATTATGGAAACGTAAGAAATTTTAAGGATAATAAAGTAGATACTAATTTTAATCCTTCTAGTGACTTTACTCTAAAAGTAGGTACTAGGTTTTTCCATATGTACATGAATAGCCAAGGGCAGTTCTATGGAAATACTTTAAATAATGCTGTAGTAAGTAATATTACATCTAATGGCGTTGGAGCTTCTACATCATATAGATACTATAATAATATTATCTCTCACTCAGTTCTAAATAACTTTGCTTCTACATCTTTCTTTAATAACACTATAACAGATCATTCTGTTCTTGGTGATATTTTTTATACAAACACAGCTGGTGCAGGTATTGAAAGCTTATTAGATGAGCTAGATTTTACTAAATTACCTAATAATGCCATCATCTATAATTTTGGATGTAAAACATGGACTGCTGCAGGTGATGCTTCTAGTGATATTACTCTAGCAGGACCTAGTGTGTTAGTAGAATTATTTGGTCCTAACAGTACTACAGGAGCAGCAGTAGGTGATTATATTCAATTTATTGCTACTAGTCCTGCTAATATTTTAAATACAGTACATGTAGTAGCAACTACTCCTAGCCTAACTAGCTTTACAATTGCTGATCCTACAGTACCTTCTCAAATTAATCAAGTCATTACATGTAGATTCTATTATCCTTCTATAGGAACTTCTATAACTACTTTTAAAAACAATACTATATCTAGAAGTGTATTCAGAGGAATTAATAAAACAGTAAGTGCTGCTACTGTTTCTGGTATGAATACTACATTTACTAATAATATTCTAGATTACTCTTTCTTTGAAAATTATGTAACTCATACTCCTTTAAATGCAGCTTTTCCAGGATTTGCGTATAATGCTCCAGGAGCTGAATATCAAGGAGCTTACATTGCAGACAATAGATTTACAAATTCTATTTTCTCAGAAAATAAACTCCACAATCCATTTTATAATAATACTATTTCTTATACTTCTTTTTCAGCTAATCATGATCAAACTGCTACAGGAGGTATAGTTAACGGAGGATTTATAGGAACTTTTGCTAAGAATGTTTTTGATGGTAGCGGTAAAGATTTTCCATTAACATGGAATGGATCTGCGCTTAAAAGTGTTAATAATAGAAATTCTATTTTAGTAAGACAAAATAGTTTCATAGGAATATTTAGTGATAATTACACAGCAGCTACTAACATAATTAGTCAATGTATAATACAAACAGGAGGGTTTATACAATACTGTAATTTCAAAGGTACTTCTGTTCCTGGTGATATAGTATATGGTCCTAGCATTTGTGCAGGACTTACTAGTGTCACTGTTAATGCTAGTGGTACACTGCAGTATATGTTATTTGAAGGTGTAAATGCAGGTTTAGATTCTTTAACTTGGGTACCAACTACTGAAACTAAGCAGTTACGTTTTACAGACAATCTTAGGTCATTTACAATAAGAGACCAAAAGATTTCAGGAGTTACTAAATCTAGTATATACAGACAAGTATTACCAGGATTAACATTATCTAAAGCTAATATAATTAGAAATATAGCAGTAGTTAGTAGTACTCCAATTCCTGTAACTATTGGAACTACCACTTATACAAGAGCTATTTATACATTAGATGTTACTACACAAGCTCCTCATTTATTTACTGACGCATTAATTGGAAATCTTTTTACTTTAGGCTTTAGAGGATTCAATACTATGCGTATTGTTACTGATGGGGATGAAAGTACAGGAATTCCTTACCCAAATGGTATTTATAAAACTATTTCTGCTTCAGAGCCTTATCCTTATTTTATAGGGTTTCTATGCTTTGCTACAGTAATGAGTATTGTTGATGAATACACTTTTAGAGTAGAAGTTTCACAAGGAGGTCCATTATATCAACTTAACATAGGATACTTATTACATCCTTCTAATAGTGTTAATGACTCTACAGGTGCTCCTCCACCAGGCGCTGGTATTGTAACTCCTTATTCAGATAGTAATGATCCTCAAGGATATGTTGATTCAAATTGGTGGCCAAACTCTTATAGATTTAATCCTTATACTACTATTCAAGACAGTATTATAGATCCTGCTGTTGCAGGGCCAATAGTTAGAATATCTATAAATAATTCTTCTGCTACTCCTCCTCCTACTCCTACTGGCGGATCAAGATTCTTATATCAATTTAAAAATTGGAATCTTGGAGCACCTTCAGCAGCAGATAGGTTTTATGACCCTGCAACTAGAATTTTAACTATACCGCATTTCTTTGATACGATAGGACATACAGTATTATTAGGAAGTTGGGGTGCTGCAGCTACAGTACAAATTGATCAGATCAGAGATATGCCTGACAATATTCCAGTAAGATTTATAACATCTCCTGGAACTACTGTACAGTTTAACTTAGTTTCAGTTACAACTCCTGCTACTACTGTACCTAGTATTGTCAGAGATTCTGCTGCTACAACTTATACTATTACTGCTTATAATAATACTCCTCTTGGTGGTTATCTAGAGTTTGATGTATATGATGAATTAGTCTTAATGCGTCAAGGATCTTTCATTAGAGTTATTAGCAAAATAATCAATCAATAATGGCAAGGACTCAAGAGAATTTCTTAGATGTTATAGTAAGAGCACAATGTTGTGCTGCTGATATGGCGTATAAAGCTTTAAAACAAGAGATGTTTTTAAAGTCTGATGCTGTAAAAGCATTTAAGAATGTTCGATATATACAAGCATTGTTACATGTACTGAATAGGTACTATGAAACAGTTTACCTTTTATTAGATACTGAGCCTTGCCTTAGCGCATCACAAATAGAAAATATCATAGAAGAAGTGTTTGAGTTGTGTGACCTCTGCGGATGTTGCACAGACCCTGCGGCAATCAAAAAAGATATAATTTGAAACTAACATTAAAAACACTTAAACACACTATGTCTACAGCAATTGACACTCAAAGTGTCCAGGGTACAATTCTTAGTCTTATGTTACTTGGTATAGCCAAGTTTTTTGAAGCTATAAGCGTAGTAACCTTTTTACAAGGTTCTGCTTATTTCTTTACAGTTGTAGTAGCTATAGACACTCTTACTGGTAATACTATTCAGAAATGGATAGTAAAGAAATGTAAATGTTATGCAAATAAGTCAAAAAGGTCTGGATCTAATAAAGCGCTTTGAGGGATTCAGAGCTAAGCCATACTTATGCCCCGCAGGAGTGCCTACTATAGGATATGGTTCTACTTATTACGAAAATGGAGTAAAAGTAAAACTTACCGACAGGTCAATAAGTGAAGAATGGGCCGAAGAACTTTTAAGAAGAAACATGGTACATTATGAACGTGGCGTAGATGCTATGACTAAGGACCATGTGAATCAGAATCAATTTGATGCTTTAGTAAGCTTTGCGTATAATGTGGGTCTTGTAAACTATAAGAACTCTACATTACTCAAAAGAATTAATGCTAATCCTAATGATCCAGATATTGAAAAGCAATTTATGAGATGGGTAAGAGCAGGGGGCAAAGTAATCAAGGGTCTGATAACAAGGAGACAGGCAGAAGCAACTCTGTATTTCTCATAATCTTGGAGTGGTTCAGACAATCCTTTGAGTATAGAGGTAAGGCTTCTGCAAGGAAGCTTACCGTCTTTATAGCCTTCATTCTTTTAGTAACAGCTTTTGTAGATCATCTGTATACTACACAAACCATACAGGTAGAACTACTGGTAATATTCAGTGTAATAGTGCTTCTTGGACTGGGGTTCCTGACAGCCGAGAATCTAGTACAGATAGTCAGGGGAAGATTTAACCAAAAGTCAATGTATTCAAGCTATGATGAAGACAATTATATCTATCCTACTCGTGTGGACAATCCTGAAGATAGTCCTGAACCTTAGTTACTTAGAGACTCTTAAAGTCACTATTGATAGTGTAAGAGTAGCTATTATGGACTTCTTCTCAAAAGTTTCAAATAGAAAGAAATTTTAATAGCCTGAAAAACAATAATTTACAGAACGGGCTATAATATACGAAATTCTTTTTATATTTGAAAAAAAACTTTAATGATACAAAACGACCAAATAAGGCAGTATATAAGGGAAAACCCTCATGCTTCTACACGGGATGTAGCTCAGCATTTTGGTGTTTCCTTTGATCGTGCCAGAGGGGTTAAAAGAAGACTTGAGGATAATTCTACTGAAAGTCAACAAGTTGAAACCCCTGAAGGTTACAAAGGAGTTTTTACAAAAGGTAAAGTTTGGCAGTTACATGATGGCTCTTGGCGAGAGTCTTTACAGTTTGAAGTAGATTGGTTAGAAAAGTGGGACAAGTTTAAAGAAGGATTTCTTAAAGACTTGACTATGCTTGGGGCATTATCTACTCCTGTAAAATCTAAATCTTCTAAACCAGGTGAAGTATGTTTGGAAATAAGTTTACCTGACGCACACTTTGGTAAAGGAGATATAGACACTACTGTAACAAACTTTATAAATACAGTCTTTGTTCTACTTGAAAAAGCTGAAAAGTTTGGAGTGGATAAGATACTCTTACCCATTGGGAATGATGGGTTAAACTCAGAGGGTAAGAGGAAGACCACTACAGGTGGAACACCACAAGAAGATTCTGTAGATTGGCAGGAATCTTTTAGACATTACTGGACTACTATTGCTGCAGTAGTTAAAGTACTTAGTGACAAGTATCCAGTTGATGTAATGATAGTCCCTGGTAACCATGACATGGAACGTATGTTTTATATAGGAGAAGTGCTTGGAGCATTTTTCCGTTCTAATAATAATGTCAAAGTAAATAACTCAGGAGATTACAGAAAGTATTATCAGTATGGAGTAAATATGTTAATGTTCACGCACGGGGACAAAGAAAAGACTGCTACTTTACCTCTTATAATGGCTACTGAACAACCTGAGATGTTTGCTCAAACAAAGTTTAGGGAAGCTCACCTTGGTCACTTTCATAAGGAGATGCTGAACGAATACTGTGGTGTAAAGACTAGGTTCTTACCTAGCATTTGTCCTACAGATGATTGGCATAAAATGATGGGCTACAGCCATCTTCGTGCAGCACAGGCTTACATATGGAACAAGGAATATGGTCTAGAAGGTTATTTTCAAGTCAATATCCATGAAAAACAAGAAGCCAAACACTAAAGGATGGGTAGAGGGTGACCCAGAAGAAGAGGATGAACTCTATGAGGATGGTAATATTCAAATAGAACTTCCACAAATCCCTCAATTAAAAAACAAAGCAAGGAAGCAAGTAAAAAAGTTTAAATTAAATGGCAACTCAGAGGGAACTGATCTACGCAGTAAAAAGCATTCTAAGGGGAGGACTTATTACAGATGATGATAAGATCTCTGATAGGCTTGTAGCATTTTTAATAGATGGTGCTCGTGCTGCATTACTTAGGCAGCAATTTAATAAAGGGCAAAGTCTGTCTGAAAATAACATACAGCATATCAAATGTATGCCTTTAGAATCTGTAGATACTTCTTTAGATCCTAACTTTAATCTGGATTGCAGAGTTTATAAGACACAACAAACTATTCCTAAACCTATTGAAGGGAAGAATAAAGACTTGCTTACAGCTATATCTCCACCTGAAATGGGAGGTATGGCTTATGAGTTTATTCCCTATGCAAGATTACCATACGCTAGGTCTACTAGATTTAAAAGACCTTTGGCTGTACTTTTTAACGGTTATATTTATTTAGTAGATGCACCTTATACAGAAGTAATTAGTGTAGCAGGAGTATTTGAGAATCCTAATGACTTAGCTAATTATGATGATTGTACTGGAGGAGTATGTTTCAGTTGGGATAGTAACTATCCTATGTCTTCACACTTAGTTGATCCTTGTGTCAAGATGGTTGTAGAAGAACTTACTCTTAGCTTGAAGGTACAACAGGATAGAACTAACAGTGCTAATCAAGGTATGGAAACTCAAAGTAAAACACAAGAGGGAGGACAATGAGCAGACTTGCGAAAAGAGGTAAGGGTAAATATAAAGTAGACAGAAGTCTAAGAGATGCTTACATTTTATACTTAAAGAAGTTTGACTTTCCAGCTCAGGGTAGTAAATACTCTGGAGCTACTCCTATGGATTTAGCATTAGACTTTGACCAATATAAGAAAGTAGTAGATGCATGCTTTGAATATATGATGCAGCAGATACTATATAAATCTAAGTCTGTAACTCTACCTTATAAATTAGGAGAGTTTAGAATCCAGAAGAAGAAGATGGATATTGGGTTTCTGAATGAAAATAAGAATTTAAAGGTAGATTGGGGACACTATCAAAAGACAGGCAAGATTATAAAGCACCTGAATGAAGACAGGGATAACTGCAGATATAAATTTTACTGGCTGTGTAAGAAAGGTCCAAGTGGCAAGTCATACTATAAGTTTGAACCTCTACGTGAAAGGAAGAGAGAACTTGCCAAGATTATAAAGACAACTAACATAGACTATTTTGAATAATGCAGATAGCCAAATACACCTCCAGTAAGGAGACTATAAATAATTTCTTTAGGAATACTGCCTATAATGACTTGTTCAATTATGGGGATGCTGCATATTGGACATATGAAGCTATGGAACTCATAGGTCATCCTTTGCAGTATATTCCTAAAGTAATAGGACATAAAGAAGATCCTATGTATGATTTAGGTAGTACTAATGTAGGTACTATAACTCCTCCTTCACAAGTACATCCTGCTACTCCTCATACACATCTTACTACTTATACAGCTAGTACTAATCTAGGCCACTATAGAGTAAAGCTTCCTGCTGATTTTCATAAGCTTATTGCAGTAGCAGTAGATGGAGTTCTTGCATTACCTACCCAGAATATGTTTCATCATTTACTTGATGGTTCATGCTGTGGGTATGATACAGATGCTATGCCTACGGAGAATTTCTATGATAACTTTGGAAATACTTTTTCTCCTCAAGCTTTACCTCTTAATACTAGGATTGTATCTAATCCTCCTCAATTTAGTCTGAACAATAACTACATAACCTTTGATATTAAAGAAGGTAAAGTATGTATGGCTTATTGGGCTTTTCCTTTAGATGAAGAGGGCTATCCTCTTGTACCAGATGATGTGAAGTACAAAAGGGCTATAGCTTCTTATATACAAATGAGAATGGATTACATCTTATGGAGACAAGAGATGTTATCTGATAAAGTATTTCTTAAGTCTGAAGAAGACTGGAAATGGAATGTAGCTTCTGCAAGCTCACATCTTAAGATGCCTGATATAACTCAAATGGAAAGCTTAAGAAGACAGCTTACTAAAATGATTGTACGTACGGAAGATTTCCGCACAGCCTTTAGTGGTATGAATACTCGTGGACATAGAGGTAGATATTAATGGAAGAGTTTAAAGATTTAGGTGGATTAGTAAATAAGGATCTAGCATTTAGCAAGCTTCCTCAAGAAGCTGTGCTTGATTCTGTAAATTTTCGTATTACTACAGAAGATGGTAATACTGCTGCAGCACGTCAGAATATTAAAGGTAACAAGAATATTGCAGGACTTAGTCCAGGACCTTGCATTCAAACTTTAGTATTTGATGTAGTTAACATAAATGCAGTACTTACACCAGGTACTACTTATGATTTTATTCTTACTGTAAATAATGTACCTGCTCCTACTTTAAGTATTGTATTTTCATCTGCATCTACTTTAATTACTGATGTAACAAACTTTATAAATACTGATCTTTTCTTTGTACCTTTTAATATAAGTGCTTTAGCAGGTACAGACAGGATTACAATTACCTTACCCAATTGTGATACAATAGCTGTTTCTTCATTTGGTCTTCCAGGAGGACCTGCAGGTCTTAGCTTATTTCCTTATACTGTCTTTGATGAGGAGTTTGCTATTGAGACATTTAATGGTAACAGCTATAATGCTAATGCAGGGTTTGTACCACCACCTCAGTGGTATATTACAGACTTTACTCCTAGTACTACATTTACTACTCAGATGACTACTGGAGTATACAGTAGTACAGCTACTTTAGTAAATCTATCAGCTACTGTCCTTAGGACTACTATGGCAGGTAATGCTGTAGACTCTGAAGTATTATGGACATGCGATCCTCTTTATATTAGTAATATAAACAGTTCTTCTCCTAGTCTTTTTGATTATTTTACAGGAGGTCCTTATCAAATTGACTTTGGTTTTTACTCTGCAAAAACTGCTAATACAGAATTAAGATTAAGAATTTATCTTGACTTAGGTCCATTTGTAGATCCTGTAGCAGCTGCTACGTATGGTATTACTTTAGAGAATATTCCTGCAGTAGGCTATAACCTTATTGTACTTGATGACTTTACTATTGCTGCAGGTGTAAATGATGTAAACTATATTGGTGCGCCATATACATTTTCTTTTAATCCTGCAGGTTTAGCTAACTTAAAAAATCTACTTGCATCAGGTTCTGGGTATTACTATAATGGTTTTTACATTAGAGCTAATGCACAAGGTGCAGCTCCTGGAGCTTATAGTGCTACTTTATACTTAGATAGATTCAGAGTACAGGGACCTGTTCTGAATTTTGCAAGTATGGTAAGTGTGCAAACTACTGCCGTTCCTGCTACATTTGGATTTATTATAGGATGGACTGCGTTAAGAGATGATATATATCTGTTTACTACAGATGGTATATTTGATCCAGATGATCCTACTACTTGGGGTGGTCCTACTCCTCCTACAACCTCAGGACAAATATGGAAGTTTAGTTATGATAAGGCAGGAGATTATGCAGATCCTGCAAACTATCAACTTACCTTAGTATATAGTAACCAACTTAACTTTACTACATCCAGGCCTATCGCTAATCCTGGTATGATAGAGTCTAGGTATGAAAGTCCTAGTATTCAGAAGATATACTGGACAGACAATTACAATGTACCTAGACAAATAAATGTAGCAGATCCTAACGTAGCATCTCTTACTGTAGAACAATTAAATCTACAGCCTTCTTTATCTATGGATATTCCTATCCTTAGTGAAGTGCTTAATGGAGGAGAGTTACTTGTAGGTGTGTATCAAGTAGCTTATAGGCTTAAGAATACAAATGGTTCTGAAACTAGATTTAGTAGGACAAGTAATCTTATTCCTATTATTGAAAAGTCAGAAGGTATTTCTAACGAGCTGTACTTTCCCCAAGTTAGTGGGGCTACTACACCTGGTACTGCAGGTTCTAATGTAAGAGAAGATGCTAATAAGAGTATTAAAATCTCTGTTAGTAATCTTGATACTACATATGATACTATAGAGTTTGCTACTCTATATTACTTTGATGATACATCTGTACCTATAGTTAATATTATAAAAGAAGAATTTATTCCTGCATCAGGATTTGTAGAAACTACAATTACAGGAGCAGAGGATGTTGTACCTATTACAGTAGATGAGTTTACAGCTTTTAATACTTTTATCAAAAGAGCTAAAACACTTGCTGCTAAAAAGCAAACTCTTTTCTTAGGTAATATAAGTACAGCTTCACAAGAAGTACCTTTTGATTCTAGAGCTTACAGGTTCCCTAAGGATAATCCTATTACCTATATTTATAGTCAAGCTGCAAATCAATTCTTTTCAGTAGATTCTTCTGGTGGTAATTACTACTATGATGGTACTACTAATCAAGTGCCTGACACGCATGATGCAATTCAAAGCTATGCTAATCAGTCTCCTGATATATCTACTAATTATTTATACCTTCCTAACTCAGATATTCTTGGTGGAGAAGGCCCTAACATTAGATTTGAGTTTGTAACTCAAGATGTGATACTTGATACTATTGAATACTCAAGTACTGCTCCTTACCGTAAGGTAAATACTATAAATCAAGTAATCAACTTAGGAGATCATCAATATGAGAACTTAAGTTACACAGATTACAACTCTCCTTTTATTTATGACATGCTTGTAGGTTACAGGCGTGACGAGATGTATAGGTTTGGTATAGTCTTCTTTGATGAACTAGATAATCCCACATACGTAAACTGGATTGCAGATATACGTATGCCGCATATTTATATGCCTGGTGATAGTGCAGGTTCTAACTACCCTGCTTCAAATAGAAGTACAGTTAATTACACTGCAGTTGGTTCTGAGTTTAGCTCTGCTATTGTATCTTATGATGCTCCAACTCAAACATTAACTGGTAAACCTTTAGGCATTAAGTTTACAATCAAAAACTTTACTGGCATACCTGCTCAGTATAAAAAAGCTATGATTGTAAGGACTCCTTTAAGGAATGATTTTAAACATATCTTAGGTCAAGGTGCTTTACAATTCACTTGGAAGAGTGATGGTATCCCTGCTCCTTATGGAGATACAGGAGTAGTATACACATGTAATCCTTACCTCTGGAATGTAAGTAGTATAGAGGATGCTGATGCTAATGAGATATGGAATGACTCTTTTACATTACGTAGCCCAGAGTTCCTCTTTAAATCTTTTGAAGGTAGCTCTACTACAGATAGACTAGATGTATTAGGAGTGCTTGAGGATATTGTACCTCATATACCTCCAACAGGATTAAACTTTCCTATGAACCAAGGATGGTTAAGAGCTTCTTGGTTTAATACTTCTACTGCTCCTTGGATGAGCCCAAGACAACAAAGTAATCAAAATTACTACGGGTATCTTTCTAAGAATTACACTATTAAAGAATCTGCTACAATACCTTATAGTATTAAGGATACTGTAAATACTCAAAATCCTTATAGAGTTTACAGAGCTACACAGATTTATAATAACTGGCCTAACGAAGGATTTAATACTGTATGGAATACTGGTGCGTCTGTTCCTGCAGGTGTTACAGTAGGTAACAGGATTCTTAAGAATTGTTCTCCTCGTGATGGTAATAATATAGACGGTAATAATAATACAGGTATTGGGGGTCCTGTGTTTGCACCTGATATTTATTCACATGGTAACAACTCTCTTTTTATTCAACTTGATGTTACCACATATCAATCTAACTTTAACTTTGTAAATCCTGGAACAGAAGCTTACTATCGTAATACTAAAGATGGTTGGGCAGCTACTGCAGGAAACACACCTAGAAACATTTACTTTGCAAACTATAGACAAGATGTTGCTAGTCCGTTCGGAGGACAAACTTTTTTTGCTAGGAGTAACAGTGAGTATATTGCTTGTAATAACCTCATTGATATTAGTAATAGAGTTAGCCCTGTCTCATTAAGAGTATTTGGAGGAGACACTAAAGTAACTGTACTTGACCATGTCATGCAGTTTACTGATTTAGCTAAAGCTGTTTACTATCCTAATACATTAGAGTTTGGTCTTCACTTTGCTTTATTCCCAGTAGAGACTAGTGTAGCAGTAGATTATAGAAGAACATCTAGTAATAGGAATCCTGCTGATGAAGCTTGTGTACCTAATATCTCAGGTATTGGGCCTCAAGGTGGTCCTGATGCTACTGGTGCTGGATGGAGTGGTCCTCACATAGATTTACAAGAAAACTTTGAAGTAGATCCTGTATTTAATCATACAGATAAGAGTGTATACAGGTACTTCCCAAAGCCTGCTTTAATTCAAGTTCCTATAGACTTTGATTGTAGAGTATGGCGTTCTGAGAAAAAGATTGATGGAGAACTTACTGAGTCTTGGAGTATATTCAAGCCTAGCTCTTTCTTAGATGTAGAGTCAGCATATGGTCCTTTAAATAATCTTGTAGTATTCCAAGATAAGCTTTACTTTATTCAAGACAGAGCGTTTGGAGTATTACAAGTAGCAGAGCAAAAGCTTATTACAGATCAAGGAGGCAATGCTGACTTGGTTCTTGGTAGCTCAGGTATCCTTGAAAGGTATGATTATATATCTACTAAGACTGGTACTAAGCATCAGTTCAGTATGTATGCTTCAGACTATAGTATGGTATGGTTTGATACTCTTGCAAGAAAGTTATATAGATATAAACCTGGAGCACTAGAGCCTTTAACTGATATAAAAGGTTATAATGGTTTCTTGTACAATAGGACTAATGGTTTTCTACAGACTAGAGACAATCCTTATAGGATGGTTGATGATCCTATTCAAGGTGTAGTATGGAGACCTCATGGAGTTCATAGTACTTATGACTTCAGACATAATGAGTTCTTCATGACTTTCTTAAACCCTGATGATCCTACTCTTCCTAATGACCCAGACAACTATGTAACTCTGGTATATAATGATCTGTTTGATGGGTTTGTAGGAGAGTATACACACTATCCTAAAGTCTACATAAATGATAAGGTAAATATATTCTCACCTTACCTGCCTATTGGAAGTAGCTTTGATAGTATCTTTATACATAACTATGGTGACTATGGAAGGTTTTATAATAGCCAAGTAGTCAATTATTCTACTGTAAGTTTTGTAGTAAACAACAATCCTACTCTTGAAAAGACTTTTACTAATCTTGAAGTAGTAGCTGAAGCTTATAGTCAGAACTTAGTTAGACCTAGTAATAACCCACATCTTTACGATCCTTTTGCTTCAATAGATTATTATAACTTCTTTGAAGACATGCGTGTATTTGATAATTACCAAAACACTGACTGGATTCCTTTGAGTATATTATCAAGAAGACATAAGACTATCTGGAATATCAAAGTTCCTTCTGATAGAGTAATAGATGTAACTAATAATATATTTGATCCTGCTAACCTAGCTGCTGTACGTCCTAGTATTACTAGACGTATGAAAGATAAATGGTTTGTAGTAGAACTGCGTTATAATAATACGCCTAATAATAAGTTTGTAGTGCACACTGCAAAAGCAATTTACTCAGCTAACTCAAGGTAATGGCTAAGAAAAGTAAACTTACTCAAGTATCGCCTACCCCACATAGGCCTTTGTTTTTACCTAAAAATTTACCCCCAGGCTATTCTAATTGGCAGGAGTGGTATAGTCAAAATCCTAATCCTCCTACTTTGCCTGTAAAATCTACTTCTCCTAAAGCTGGAGAAGAGATAGATATGAATAGAATATATCACAGGCAAACTGGTAAAGAAACTGGTATGTTTAATCCTTTAGTTGTACAAGGATTAACTAAATCTTCTAAAGGTGCTTTAGGTATGGCACAAGCAATGCCTGCAGCATTAGCAGAATATAAAAAGAAATTTAAAGAAGATATTGATGTAACTATTCCCGAAAATTCAGTAAAGTTTCAAAAATGGATGATGGGGGATCTTATGGGAAGAAACTGGATCAATCATTCTAGTAATGAGTCAGATACTGTTAAAGTAGCTAAAGCTTTAGCAGCCTATAACTATGGACCTACAAACGTAATTAATACTTTAAATAAGGCTAAACAAAAAGGTATTGATATTTATTCTAATAAATTAGAATGGTTAAAAGAGTTACCTGAAGAAACTTCTGACTATGTTAATAAGATTTTATTAGCTAAAGATCCTAAGTTTGAAAAAGAATATGCAGAAGTAAAAGATAAGTATTGGGATTTATATAGTCCTAATGTATCTATTAAAGAAGATGGAGGTCCTATTTATAATACAGGAATAAGTTCTGTATCTACTCAAAAGACTTTTCAAGATAATAATAATTACGCAAATACTTTTGAGTCGTCTATAGCTGATAATGATGGGTTTAGACAATACTACAAACAGACTACTCCTGGTTCTTTAATTCATTATGCTGGAGATCCTGCTACTGGTGAACAAGTCTCTGTTAATAATCAACTTATTACAGATCCATTCTTAAAGAATTTTTTATATACTAAAGCTGGGTATCAGACAGGGATGAAAAAAGATGGAGGTCCAGTATATAACTGGATCCCACCTAACTATCCAAGAGTAGGTGCACGTAATAAGCAAGGCGGTTGGCTAGAGAAGTATGCTAATGGAAGTACAATAGAAGACCAAAGGATTCCTACTCCTACTACTCCATCTTATTATCCTGATTATCCTGATAGGACTTTGACTAATTATCAGATGGGTACTCCTAAGTCTACTTTACCTGATGGTAAGATTGTAGATGCTACTCCTGAGATTCCTGCGTATGCACATGGTGCTACCGTATGGACTAAACAAACTACACCTACTTGGGTAGCTGGTACTCCTACTCGTACTACTACTCAAAGGATAACACCTCAACGTGCACAATCTCCTGGTACTCAAGTACCATATCCTGAGATTAAAATAACAGGACCTACGGATCCTTACAGTCCTTCATCTCCTCCTGTACTTCAAGGATACAATCCTTACAAAGGACCTATGAGATTACATGCACCTGATACTACACGTATGGCTTATGGTGGTTATGTACCTAGTTATGGTTTAGGTTCTACTGTAGGAGATATAGGAAAGTTATTTGCAAATACTCTTGCTGCTCCATTAGAACAAGTTACAGGTAATAACTTTGTTAACTTTAACTATGCTAATAAAGGTATGGCTAATGCAGCTGCTGTATCTGAAGGAATACTTGGAGGAGCAGCAGATGTAGTAGGTACTTCATTCTTAGGCCCAGCTTATGGAATGGGTAAAGGACAGTTACAACAAATAAGTAAAGGTATAGGCACTAGTCAAGAGAAACAAAGAGGTGCGGACAAGTGGGCTAATAAAACTGGACAACTTACTTCTAGTGCTGGTAACTTAGTTGCAGGTATAGCTAGTGGTAATCCTCAACAGATTGTAGGAGGAGCTGGAGAATTGCTTGGTACTGCAGGAAGTGAATTTAATTCTAAAGCTCTTGGTACTATAGGTCAATTAGGATCTCTTGGTAGCATGTTTGTAAATCCTGGTAGTAACACAGGAGGAGGTCTTACCAATGCTAACCTAGGAGGAGTAGGAGATATTAATGTAGGAGCTACAGATATGATGTTTGCTAGAAATGGTGGACGTATTACAAGTAAATATAAAAAAAGAGTAGGTATACCTTATGCTGTTAATCCTGGAGCATCTGATGCAGGAATGTATGTAGGACCTACTAATCAACGAGGAATTACTTTTGCAGATGGAGGAGATGTACTACCATTCATTACTTCTAATCGTGCAGAGTATGAAAAAAGATTAAAAGCTTATAATGATAGTTCAAGTTTATTTAAAAAGTATTATGATCCAGAGCTTATTAAAGATGCTAAAAAATATAATTGGGATATAATTTCAGTACCTGAATTAGAACAACATGTAAAAAAATTAGGCCAAAAATACGAACAAAAAAATAAAATTAGACCTATATATTTTATAGATGATGCTCATCAAATAAGAAACAATTCTTCTAGGTGGGTGATTTATCCTCAGTACGCAGAACCTAAACAAAAAGTAATCTTTAATCCTGACATACCTAATATGCTACATCTGTACCATCTGATGGTACAGATGCCAATGCGAGGCTTACCTTCTGATAATATAGAAGCTATGCCTCAGAAAGTAAATGTACCTGAAAGTAATCCATTACCTACTCAATACATGGATACTAAAGGTGAATGGAGTAATACTCCACAAGTACCTCCTGTATATAGTGAAGAGCAATTGCTTAAAATGGGTTATAGGAAGCCTGTTTATAAAAAAGCAGATGGTGGTCCAATATACAACTGGATACCTGACTATCCTAGAACAGGAGTAAAACAATATAACAAACAATCTTCTGGCGGTTGGCTAGATAATCTTTAATAACATGACTAAACAAGAAATACTTGAAATGACTGGACTCTCTGAACAAGAGTTCTATCAACAATATCCTACTCAAGAAGCATTTGAAATGGCTATGGGAGGCATGGTAGATGAATATAAGAAAGGTGGGTGGATACAAAAAGCCACTGCTTCTATTAAAAAACGTGGTACTGAAGGAGTATGTACAGGTTCTAACTTTGGTGGACCTTCTTGTCGTCCTGGTACTAAGCGTTATGCTTTAGCCAAGACTTTTCGTAAGATGGCCAAAGCCCGTAAGAAAGAAGAAGGTGGTATGGTAGATATGTATGCTGAGGGTGGTAAACTTCCTGAAAGTATTTTACGCTCTAGACTTGAGTCTCACATGAGTCCTGCTGAAGCACAAGATTATATTGATAGTTATGAGCAGGGAGGAGAAGTTGAAATGTATGGCAAGGGTGGTTATACAGTAAGACGCTCAAATGACCGTAAGGGTAAGACTCATGTAGTAACTGGACCTGACGGTACAAAGAAATACTTCGGTGACCCTAACATGGGAGAAAGAGGTAAGTCTAAAAATGGCAAGAAAGCTTTTTATGCAAGACATGCTAAAAACTTAAAGAATAACCCTTACTTCCGTGCTTACGCAAGAGCTACTTGGGAAGATGGAGGAATGGTTGCTTCATATGGAGATGGGGGACAACTTCCTGTAGATTTACTTGAAGCTAGAATGAAAGCTTCAGGTGCTTCTCAAGATGAGATTAATTCATACAAAGCACAGCATTATGCAGAAGGTGGTGTAGTAGATGTATATCAACTTATGGGTATGCCTACTCCTGATATGTATGAGATGGGTGGATATGCAATGATGGAAGACTATGGTCGTGGAGGTATGATTAAGCGTAAAGATGGTTCTTACTCTAAGCGTGGCCTTTGGGATAATATTCGTGCTAACAAAGGAAGTGGAAAGAAGCCAACTAAGGAAATGCTGAAGCAAGAAAGAAAGATTCGTGCTGCTGAGAAGAAAGAGTATGGCGGTATGGTAGATGCTTATGGTATGGGAGGTACTACTAAAATAGGAGATTTATCTCATGTAATAAGCATGCAGAATCATTCTAACATGGGTATGGCTATGGGAGGTGCAATAAATGGGCCTAACCTTCTTCAGATAGATACAGGTAATATGCCTACTTTTGCTATGAGTGGAATGACTGGTCAACCTACTCAGATTAATGTAGAAAAAGGCGAGCTTCTTACTGATAAAAATGGTAAGATAGTTACTGAATATAAAGGAGGAGGTATGGTGCCTCATCCTGAAGAAGGTATTGATGAAAGAGGTACAGTACCTGCACAAGAAGGAATGTTTGTTATTACTAAACGTATGGCAGATAAGTATAAGAAAGCTATGAAGAATCACGATAAGCTTTATGCAGATACTATTAGAAATAATATTGCCTTTGATAGACAGAAAAAAGAAGCAGCAGAAGAACAAGCTGCTATGACTGCATATGATAAGTTTACTGCAAAGTATGGTGGAGCAGTTCAACGTATGTATGCTAGAGGTGGTATGGTTCCTATGTATCAAAATGGAGCAGTAACTAGAGCTATGCAAAATGCTCCTATGAGTCCTTTCTTAGCAAACTTATTTGGACCAGGTAATACAACTGCTGCACCTGCTGCTAGTGCACCTGCTGCTAGACCATACAATAGTAATGTTACTATGAGTCCTGGCTTAGCACAAAATGTAGCTAACTTTGTAGGTACTAATGATTTTTATCGTACAGGTCCTAACTATACTCCTAATCCTGGAACAACAGGTAGTAGAAGTGTACAAGATATTATGAGAGGTGTTCAGCCTTCTCCTTTCTTTCAAAATATAACAAGAAATATACAACCTAGTCCTTTCTTACAAAGAGGTTCTTCTAGACCTGCTACTCAGCCTACACCTTCTAATGCTACTTCAGCAGGTAGATATACTGCTCCAAGTCGTCCTACTTACACAGCTCCTACAAATACTGGAGCTACAGCTGGTAGAACTGCTAGACCTGCTAGACCTGTTACTGCTAGACCTGCACCTGCAGCTATGCGTACTCCTGCTGAAACTATGACTATGGCTCCTATGAGAGGTATATCTGATGAGCAAGTTACAGGCTTAGCTTCTTCTTTAGCTACTCCAAGGTTTATGCAAGATAACTTTGATTTAGGTAATGTAGGAGGCGCAGAAAGAATGTATGAAACAACTCCTCCTGGTGCAGAACAACAAGTACCAGCAATGGGTACTCAAAGAGAGTACACAGGTGATGAGTTGTTTGGAGATACTGATGCACAACTTACTCCTGAGCAAAGAGCTGCTAGAAGACAGAATAGAATGGACAACCTTTTAATGGCTGGTCAATTCTTACCTGCTGCTTATAACTTAGGTCGTGGTATCTTTGAGAAAGCTTGGAAGCCTGGTAGTTACGAAACTCCTGCTGATTTAAAGTGGGAAGATTTAACTGGAGAAGCTGGACGTAGAGATATGTTTGGTGCTTATGCAGCTAATAAATATAATGCACGTCAGATTGGAGGCTCTAATGCTTTAGCTGCTTTACAATCTGGTACTAATGCATATCAACAAAACTTAGCTGCGTATGAAGAAGCTCTTGAGAATAGAAATAAAGCAGGCCGTGCTAAGATAAACCAACTTAATAAAACTATTCAACAGTCTAACATGCAGATGCGTATGAATCGTGATTATCTTGCACAGCAGGCTAGAGAAAAGAAAGCTGAAATGATTGGAGCAGGTATTGGTAATATTGGTCAAGCTTCTGGGCAACTCTGGCAGAATAAGCAGATGATGGATGCTTTGAGAATGGCATACCCTGAAAATCAAAATAGATAATATATTACAAGATGGCTATATCACCGTGGACTAAACCCTTAGAAATGAAAATAGCGCCTTTGCCTTTTGAGGCATTGGCGTATGGGTATGAAAAGAGACAGCAGAGACAAGATAAAGCTGATGAGCTTTTATCAGGATTAGATGAATCTTTTCTTAAGATCAATAGTATTCCTTTAGATACTCCAAGAAAGCAAGAGTTAGTAGGAGAATTACAACAACAAGTATATTCATTAGTAGATAAGTATAAGGGTAATTTAGCAGGTGCTCTTCCTGAGATTAAAGCTTTGAACCGTAAAGTACAATATGAGACTAATTATGGTGAGTTAGGAGCTATTAAAGAAAGATATAATCAATTCTCTACAGCTGAAGCTAAACGAGCAGAAGCTGTAAAGAGATATATGATGGGAGAGAAAGGAGGCATGTCAGAAGAAGATGCTCTTAATGCTCGTAATTATGAGCTATCTCGTATGAATAAACCTATTGAGAAGACTGCTTATGGATGGTCTACTTATAATACTATGGCTTCTCAACCTCACGTAGATATTGAGACTAAGGTAATGGAAGTGGCTAAAGAGATGAAGCCTCAAACTGTTGAACAAATGACAGGGTTAAAGTATGATAGTAACACTGGTTACTTTGTTAATCTTACAACAGGCGATACATCTTTAGCTGCAGATGAAATTGAAAGGGCGGCTTATAGAATGGTAATGCAAGATAGAGAAGTTAACGACTATCTCAAGTTTAAGCATACAGTTTCTGGAGATCTAGACAACTGGCGTCAAACATTAGCAAACAGTCCTGCTGAAGGAGTTATTATAGATACACCTCAAGGTCAAGTTCAAATGAATGCTGACCAATGGTTAGAAGAAAGTTTCTATGGAGATGTAAAAAGAGCTGCTCGTAACGCAGGAAATATTTACAGACAGTCTAAGCGTACAATAAATGCAGATTATAAAGAAAACTGGCGAGCTAGAGATAATGAAAGAGAAGCTAGAGAAAGAGCTTTGTATGACTTCCAGTTACCTGCTCAAACATTACCTGCAGTTGCAGCTAGTGCTCCTGAATCAGTAGGTGTATCTCCAGATGGTAGTATTCAAGGAGGACAAGAGAATGCAGCTGGTACTGGATTAAGAAGATGGGGTTATTTACTTAGTCCTGTAAGAGATATGATAGGAGTAGGTATAGCTGCTATATTTGATCCTACTTTAGCTACAACAGGTGTTCCAAGTTCTAACTCTGGTAGAGCAGCTACACAAAGATTAAATCAGTCTGTAGAAGACATGGGAAAGATATTTTCTACTGAAACTAAACAGCAGGCATTTGATAAGCAAGCTGAAGAATTAAGAAAAGAGTTTCCTGAAGTTGCTACTAAATTCCCTAAGACACAAAAGACTAAGCAAACTGGTGATGGTTCAGTTACTTATGATGCTAACGCAGGTAATGTAATTAACTTTGTACAGCAAAGTATTAAGAATGGGTCTGCTGTAATAGGTAACATGATGACTCCTAGACAACCTGCTATGTCAGAGTCTGTACAAAGAGCTCTTTTCAATACTAATGTATTTAATAGGGTAACTTACTCTTTACAAGAAGGCGGTACTAAACGTCAAGCAGAGAAAAAGTTAGGGTTTGAAGATGGTGTACCACAAGAAGCTTTAGATAAAGCTGTGTTTACTGGCTTTGGAGGATTCTTAAATCCTGGAGCTGTCTTAGCGCAAATACCTGATAAGAATGGTGTACCTCAGGATATAGTAATGGAGCAAGATGCTGCAACTAAGAGAGTATACACACACAGTATAAGAGCTTCTCAAGCCTTTAAGAATAATAAAGCGCAACAGCAAGTAGTATATGAAGCAGATAATGGTGTTAATAAACCATTCTTATATGAGTATTCTCCTAATATTTCTGCTGATGGTGTTTATGGAGTAAAGATTAATAGGTACTCTGTAACTTCTGATAATAAGAAGGGTACTTTATTGAACTCTAGTGACGCTAAGTCTGTATATGAACAAGAATATGTGAATTGGTTAACTCAGAATAATTTTACTTTAGATTAATGGCTGATACATTAAATCCCACACTTCCTAATAATACACCTTCTGTTCCTGAAATAGTAGTAGCAAAGACTGGCCCTACTATTTCAACTCCTATACAAGTAGGATATACAGGATATGGACAATCTCAATATGATAAGCAACCCCTTACATTTGAAAACTTACAACAATTAAATGAAATAAGGGCTCAAGAACAAACTGCTTTAGATAAGCTTGGTAATGGTCTAGTTAATATGACTATTAGTGCTTTTACAGGTGCTCTTGATTCTACAGTAGGTTTTGTTTATGGGATATCAAAAGGTCTTATTACAGGAGAGGCTGATCAAGTTTGGAACAATGAGTTTGGCCAAGCTATGGACTCTATAAATGAGGCAGTACGAGAGTCTAATCCTTTTTATTATAGTGAGGCTGAGAAGAACGCTAGTCTTCTTGGTAGTATGGGGTATCAAAACTTTTGGTTTGATAAAGTCTTAGGAGGTGCTGGTTATACTATAGGTTCTTTAGCTGCAGGTTATGGTATAAGCAGTCTATTCAAAATGGGTAAAGCTGCACAGCTTGCTCAGATTGGAGATGAAACTATTGCAGCAGGAAGATTAAGTACTACTGCAGAAGGTATAGGTGCAGCAGCAGCTAGTAAAGGAAGATGGGATTTAACTAAAGAGATGGCTTTAGGTACTGTCCTTGCTCATGGTGAATCTTCTATGGAAGCACGCCAAAGTTTTAAAGAAGCTTTGGATTTTTATAATGAAGCACGAGCTTTAGGAGATCCTTCTAATCCTGACTTTAATCCTGAGTATGCACAGTATGCTTCTCTTACTGATAAACAGATTGAGCAATTAGCTACTGATGTAGGTAATACTAATTACCTTATCAACATGCCTATTACAGGAGGTACAAACCTTTTGCTTTTAGGTAAGTTTATCAATCCAGGTAAGAAAGCTGCAATTAAACAATACAATAGTATTGGTACTAGAACTCTTGCAGAAGGTACTACTGAATACTTTGATAAAGTAGCTGCTCAGAAAGGAGCTGCGTATTTTAACTTTGGTAAAAAGTTTGTCGAAGGGTTCTTACCTGAGTCTTTACAAGAAGGTGCACAGTATGCATCTAACATAGCATCACGAGAGTTTGTAGATCAATACCAGTTTTCAAGAGATGCTTGGGCTGATGCTTTTTATGAAGGTGCAGCAGAGGGTATTTCAAGTACTCTTACTGACAGAGAAGGTTTAGAATCTATTCTTATTGGAGGTATTGTGGGTGGACCTTTTGGATTAAAAGGTGTACGTGCAGAAAGGCTTGCTAAGAATGAGAATACTAAGAAGCTTGTAGATGCACTTAATGCTGATCCTAACTTTACACAAAGTAACAAGCTTATAGGAGAGTACTTAGGCAGTGTACGTGATGCAAATAAAGGAGAAGAGTATCTCAAGAAAGGAGATTTATTTAGTGCTAAGAACGAAACAGACAAGGCATTAAATAGATATATCAAAGCTCAGATTGATGCAGGTACTACAGATTATTTTGTAACTCGTTTGCAGTCTATGAAAGACATAGATCCTGCAGAGTTAGAAAAGCATTTTGGTCCTGGTACTACTACAGAAGATATTGATAAGATTGTTAATAAGACTGCAGAGTTACAGAAGCTTAATGACAATCTTACTACTCTTTATGGTATTTCTAGTGGTACACCTGAACAAAGAACTACTAATCAAAAGATAAGAGATAGGTTTTTCTTTGCAGCTTCTACTATTAAAGATGTAGAGGCACGTACTAAGAATATAGAACAAGAGATTCTTGATCTTAAAGATGCAAAGGCTTCTAAGCTTTTGCAGATGCATAAGAACATCTTTACTATTGCAGATACTGTTACTCCTGAGAATGTTCCTTTTGAAAAGACATATGAGCAATACCTCAAAGAGTTAAAGAGCAATGCAATAGATTCTTATACAGCTGCTTTAAAACAGTTTGAGGCTGAGAGTCCTGTAGAAGGTGCAGCACTTGTTAATCTGTTTGCAGATTTAAATAAACTTACAGAAAGAAAAGGAGACTTTGTAAAGTATTATAATGCTTTACAGGATCCTGCAAAAGCTTTGGAAGTTCTTCAGACTGAAGATGAAGCTTTTCAAGCAATGTTTGAAAATGCTGAGCAGGAAGAGAATAACAAACAAACTGCAAGTACTTTAAAAAAACAATCTAACTTACCTCCAGAGTTAATTAATGATGTCTTTGTAAAAGATGTTAATCGTAAGAACATAGTTACAGATCTTAATGGTAAAGAACTGGACTTGGCTAGTATGGATATTGCAGATCTTCGTGGTTTTAGAGAAGAGATTGCATCTGAAATGCTTATTAATGATAGAGCAGAAGAACTAGCAGAACTTGACCAAGCTGTTGCACAAGAAATTTCTTCAAGAGAAAATGTAACTGCTAATACTTTAGCAGAAGAGCTTGCTCAAGCTAAATCATCACAAGATGTAGAAGCTATTGTAGCTAAGGCAGAAGAGAATGGTTATACTGTAAGCTCTGATAAAGTAAGAGCAATTCATCAAGAGTTAATCAAACGTCAGAATGCTAAGGATGCTGAAACAAAAGAAGACAAGAAAGTAAAGCGTCCTTTTAAAGATATTCGTGAGTATCTAAATACCTTTGTTATAGGTGAACAGTTTGTAGATAGTGAAGTAGATACTCCTTCTACTGATCCCCTTGATGGGATGAGTAAAGCAAAAGTTAAAGCTGCTAGATTAAAAGCTCAACAAGCTTTAGATGATCTTCTTATAAATGATCCTGCAGCTTTAGATGAGATTACTCTTGATATACGACTTAATACAGACCCTTTAAAAATTACAAAAGTAGAGAATGCTCCATATGCATTTAGTGGTTCTCCTCTTACTATGGCTATTCAGCATAAGGGAAAAGACATTGCTTATATACCTTACTATGGTAAGTTTGTAAATGAAGAAGGTATACCATTAGACCCTACTCTTATGAGCTACGAAGAGTGGAAAACTCTTTTTAGTGTAGAGATAAACGAAGAGACGGGTAAAGGTACTAAGGCTAACTTCCAAGAGTTTGTAAAAGCTTATCAAGAAGCTAAGAAATTCTTTGATTACGTATATGCTCAATTACTGCAAGGTAAGAATACATATAATACTGAAGAACTTATCCAGCTTATAAACCCTCAAATAAACAAAGGGTTCTTTGAAGCTGCCCCTGACATGCTTCAAGCTCCTATGTTAGAGCAATTTGATTCTGAAAGGCCTGTATATAGGGATGCTGATAATAATCTGTTTATTGTAGATACTAATACTGATAAGAGTTTACAGCAAATGCATGTAGACCCTGCTACTTTAGAAACTAAAGAAGAATATAAAGCTGCCCTTGAAGCTTTAGCTGAAAGAAAAGCTATGGGTAAAATCCATAACACTAGGCTTTTACAAAGGTATGTAGCTTTGGTAGAGCATCCTTATGGTACAGTAAGTATTAAAGGAGATAATAAAAAGTATGAGTGGGTTCCTTTGGTGCCTTCTCAGTATCCTATTGACAACCTTCTTAATACTCTTAAAACTTTCCAAGAAGAAAAGACTGCTACTCCTAAAGAGATGGCTACTCTTCTTAATTCAGAAGTATTCTTTTCTTTAAGAAGTGGTTGGGATGTAGGTTTATATTTTAGTGAAGACTTTAAGCAGTTTACATTAGAGTTTAAGTTTGGTTCTGAACCTTCTGTCTTTGCTAATGTAACTATAACTCCTACAACTACTGCAAATGAGTTTATTACAAAGCTTAATGAAAGTCTACAAGATCCTAAAAGACCACAGCAGTTTCAAGGTAAGCCTGCAGTAGATGCTATTCGTACTGATAAGAACGAACCAGCTATTACTGTAAAGAATTTTAAAACACAAATTCCTACACAGCTACCAGATCTTAATACAGATGCTGCGTTACAATCTTTTTATCCTACTGTTACTCCTAACGTAAAGACTAATCTTTCGTTTAGAATAAACTATAGTACTCCTGCTCAACCTGCTACACAAGCACCTACACCTACTCAACCTTCTGCAGCTCCTGTTTCTAATAAGAAAGCTAATCCTCGTGGACAAGTAAAGATTGATCCTACTAAGCTAGATCCTGATGCTCAGAGTAGTGGAGAGGTGCGTGCTAGGGCTAGAGACTTGACTAAAGCTTTTGCTTATATACGTAGTGTATTTGGAGATAGTATAGGTGTTACAGTTCTTGATGCGTTAGAAGAAAGATTAGCAAATGGCTCTGTACTATACGGAGACTTTAAGGATAATTTAATTAGATTATCTAGGTTTTCTCCAGAAGGTACTGAATATCATGAGGCTTTTCACGGAGTATTCCGTGCATTTCTTACAGATCAGGAGATTGCATTTTACAGAGATGCTGCAAAGCAGCAGATGCGTGATGAGCTTAAGAAGAAGAATATAAGTATTACTTCTGAGGCAGCTAAGTTTAGCAAAGAGTTCTATGCTAAGAACCCAGGTACTAAGTTTTCAGAGCAGGAGATTTTTAATCTTATGCTTGAAGAGTACATGGCAGATAAGTATAAAGCTCATCGCATGGCTAAAGAGACTAAAGCTAAGACTGGTTTAGCAGGTATTCTTCAGACTCTTTGGGAAAAGCTTAGCAAAGTCTTAGATATTTTTGTAAAGAGTAAACAAGCAGATGCATTTGATGGTCTGTTTGAAGCTATTGATAATGGTACTTTTAAGAACAAGCAGATGGTTAGTAACCAGTTTACTGGTACTGTCCTTCCTGCTCAAGTATCATTATTTGCAGGATCTTCTTTTGAAAAAGATGTTAATGGTAATAATGTATTAGATGATAAAGGTAATCCTGTAGTCATTCCTACATTCTTACCTGAGCATATAAGTAACCAAATTATTGGTACTGTTATTAGTAATGTATATAATGCTGCTAAGCTTAAGCCTAATGTTCCTACAAGTAAGCTTATTGATGAAGCTATAAATGCATTCCATGATAACTTTAACTTAGATACTAGATCTGATTATATTGATGCTAGTACTAATGAAAAAGCAAAAGACTTATTTTACTCTATTGAGTTTGCTCTTAACCCAGAGTCTTATATAAATGAACCTGGGTTTCCAAAGTCTCCAAGAACAGAGATTAAGAATGCAGTAGAGGCTGCTCTTAAATCTTTTGATGTAGACTTGGTAGTAGAAGAGAATGAAGGTGAAAGTAATGATGAGGTATCTAAAAAAGGTGATACAGAATCTAAAGAAAGAAATAGGGATCTAAATCAAGAAAACTTAGGTGGTTTTAAAAACTTAAGTAAGAAGCTTAGAGCTTATATTTCTCTTACTACATATACTACAAGTCTTAATGACTTCTTTGGAGTACCTGATGTATTCCCTGAAGATGTTACTATGACTATAGCAGTAGACACTAAACGTGTATATAATGGTATAGCCAAGGCTACTCAGAATTCTTTGACTAGCAAAGAAGTAATGACTAAGCTCATTCATTACAGAAATGTGTCTAGTGAGCCTAGGTATGTAATAGATAAGTTTTTAAATGATATTGGCTTTCCTCTTGAGTCATTCTTAAAAGATGGAAATTACTCTGAGTCAGAACTTAAACCTGCTAACCTTGATTTATATCATGCAATGGTTAAAGGGTTTAATCTGCATTCACATGACCATACATTTACAGAGTATGATTTTAATCTGGGTATAGCAAGATCTTACTCTTCTAATCGTAAGACTGCTGACCAACAACAGTTTGAAAGTTGGAATGCTGCTTATGTAAAAGCCTGGCAAAAGTGGGGTAAAACTCCTGAAGAGAAAATAGCTACAGCTAAAGCTAAGATTGTTGATAAACTTACTAAAGCTAGTAATGCTATTAATATCAATACTCCTAAAGAGTTAAGTAACTCTGATGTTATGTTCAGGGTTACTAATCTAGATGAAGCATTAAAATCTGTAGGTATTTCTTTATCACAAGGTTACCTTAAGTTCTTAGTACTAAATAACCCTAACTACGCAGGTATATCTGATATTCAAAAAAGCTATGTAGAATCTTTTGGTTATAGTTTAAGAGAAGACCAGCCTTATATAGTAACTACAATTGATGAGCTTGTAAAACATATTTCTACAGGTAAGAATCCTTTTGTACGTGATGTTGAACAGGTTAAAAAGGATGGTAAAGAGAAAGAAGTAGAGGTAGGATTGGTAAGTAGAATCCTTGTTCTTGCTAAGAACAATGAGTTATTTGATGAGACTTTATCTCCTAACTCATTCTTAAATGCTGAGAATAAGACTATCTACAGCTTACAAAAGCCTACTGCTGATAGTATTATAACCTTAGCTATAGCTAGGGATAGAATGGACTTATTGCCTCTTGATTACCAGAGCGAGTATTTTAAAGACCATTACTTACTTAAGAACGCTAATTTCCAAAAAATCAAAGCTCACCTTAAGCTGCTCCGTGAAGATGGGGCAAGAGTAAGGTACATGAAGATAAACCAGTTTGGACAATTTGAAGTTGATACTTTCAAAGAGTCAGAAGAAGGGTCAACCTTTGGAGATTATAAAGCTAGGGAACTTGCACTTGCTGAGTACAGTCATTACCTTGACTCTAGATTTGATGGTATAGTAGGTAACAATGAGGTAGAAGTAAGACCTGTTGTTCTGGATATTATGGAGAACTCAAAGTCTCTTAATATGGTACCTTTACCTGTAGTAGATACTATTGACAAGCAAGGTAAGATTACTGATAAGTTTAAAGATGCTATTGTAGCAGAGGTAAGAAGAGAGTTTAACAGGATTCAAGTTGTAAAGAGTCAAGGCTCTAATCCTTTAGATAAGATAGAAGGGTTTAATTGGGGTGCTGTTGAAGGTGAACGTAATAAGCTGAGAGGCTTTAAGTTCTGGCACTTTGAGAACCTGCTTAAGTTTGAAAACTCTGATTTACTTAAAGAGTTAGAAGCAGCTTCAGCTGGTGAGTTTGATCAATATATTCCTGCACTTAAAGAGCAGATTGAGAAGTACTTTACAGCTCAAATTGATACACATCTTGATGAGCTTGCTAAGCTAGGTGTAGTAAAGAAAGGGTATAAAGACGGTAAACCTATTTATATAAACGTACTCCTAGATACTAGGTATGGACGTAGGGATTATATAAGTGGTGGTAAGTGGCTTTCTGAAACTACAGAAACACGTAATAAGATTTTAAAAGCAATGACAGACCAGAGGATGAAAAATCCTTTTACTTCTGGATATGCTGGAGATAATATTGCTCAAGTCTTTTTAAATAACTACCTAAACAGATTAAGTTATAATCAACTTATCAAAGGAGATGCTGCACAAGTAGTTAAGAATCCTATTGATTGGTTTAAGCGTGCTAAAGCACGTAATGCTTCAGGTGATTCATTGTATAGTGAAATGATGCCTGAAACACGCTTTGCAATCATAGGTAAAAGAGCTGCAGGTGGTAAGATAGAAGATCCTAGTAAACAGTTTACTGTTACTAACAGGGTTTTAGATATGAACAACCCTGAGGATCAAGCTGAATTTAAAGAAGTCCTTGACTCTATTCAGAATGATGATACTCTTACACAAGCACAAAAAGAAAAGAAACTTGCTGATATACGCAAGAAAGGTAAGGTAGATATTGCAGATGCTCAAGGTTACATTTCTGCAAGAGCTGCTATGAATTACTTGTATGGTTTAGGCAGACTTACTGAAAAGACTCGTGCAATCTATAATGACATTATAGAAGGTAAACCTATCTCACCTGAAGATTGGACTACCTTGAAGAAAGAGAATGTCATGGCTAACTCTATGAAGTTAGTATACCATGATGGAGTTAGGTTCTTTAAACTGTCTGTACAAACTCTTAGCAGAGAAGAAGTATCTGTTGAGATAAATGGTGAAAGAGTAGCACGTCCTGGAATGGAAGTTAAGTTTAACATGTTGCAACAAATGGAGCAGCATGGTATAGACTTGTTAATGCCTCCCTCTGCATCTAAGATGCTTACTGAGAATGTAGTAGAAATGGATGCTAATGATATGTTTAGTGTCCCTGATCCTACAAGACAAGTAGGTAGCATCAGTAATTTGTTTGGTAGGTTACAACAAGAGAACCCATCAAATAAAGATCAGATTAGTAATCCTACCCAGATGCAAAATATCATTGAGGTAGAACAAGACAGGGCTCAAAAGATAGAGTACCCTTTTTATGATAACATCAAGACTGTAGGAGACCTGCTTGATTTATATGATTCTGCACAAGCTCAGAAGGTAACTCGTAGCTACATCCCAGCTAAATCTATAATCTTTGCATTACAAGAAGGTAAGACTAATCCTAAGATGGGTCGCCTTGCTAAGATAATGCGTGAAAGTCTTATCAAAACAGGAGCTACTGGACAGTTACTAGACTTCTTTAAGGTAGATTCAAGTGGTGTCCCTGTGTTTGACTTTGCAAATATGCCTCATACTACTGCAAAGTTTGAGGCTATGTACAATGCACACTTCAATAAGGTATTCAGTCAGAAGATTCCTGGCTATAAAACTACTTTACAGTCTGGCTTTGGACACCAGATTATGTTTTATGAAAAAGCTGATGGTACAGAGGTTATTGTCAACAAAGCTATGTTTGACGAGAACCCTGAGAAATACATGGCTGATTATAAAGCTGGTAGATTAAAGACTCGTGACTTAGCTTACAACAAACCAAGGCTTGATAAGAATGGTAAAGAGATAGGTAAGTACTCTGAGTTTGTAATGTCTGCACACTTTGCAGAACAGTTTGGACTTAAAGCTGGTGATATTATACCTGAAGAGATTGCATATATGTTTGGATTGAGAATTCCTTCTCAAGATAAGCACTCTGCAATGAGCTTAAAGCTTGTAGACATCCTGCCTAACTTTACTGGTTCTAATGCAGTGTTTCCTCATGAGATTGTAAAGCTTACAGGATCTGACTTTGATATTGACTCATTCTATATTCATAGGCCTGACCATTACGTCAAATATGTAAATGGTAAACCTAAGTTTATGGTGTATGGGAATACAGAAGACTCTGAGTTTGATCAGTTCTTACAATACTACACTAACGATAAGTTTGTAGACCTTCTTGTAAAAGAGTATATTACAGAAGACATTGAAAAGAACGGTGCTAATACTAAAGAACTTGAGTTAAAACAGATCCTTAGAAATATCATTGAAGAGCTTTCTTTAGGTGAAGAGATGATTGTTAATAAGGAAGAACTTATTAACGAGAAAGCTGCTATTAAACAGAAGCTTAGGGATCTTAACAAGCAACTTGTATTAAGAGCATTAAAAGAACTTGGATTACCTTCTAATGCTGCAGAGTATGCTCAGCAGACTAAAGAAAAAGGGGAACTTAACCCTGGTACTCTGAATAATACTATTCTTAATGCTAAGATTGTTTTACACTCTAATCCAGCTGTAAGAAAGATTACTTCTACTCCTGCTACTATTGATGAGGTAGAAACAATCCTTGATGAGATTGCTAAGGCTAAAGGCTTTGAGTCTTATGATGAGATGGATGTAAAGCATGATGTAAGTACTCTTACAGCTCTTATGCAGGCTTTAGATTCTAACAGAGCAGGTCAAGAGTCTATTGGTGCTGCAGTAAATGCTACTCAGATATTTGGTAGATTGCGTGAGTTTAATATAAAGATTGGTGAGCTCTTTTTGGAGAACCTTCCTAAAATAAATGGCTTTACATCAGAAGGGTACACTAGCTATCAAACCCAAGATGGCAAAAGAGTCATGGACATCTTGTCTACTTTAACCTCTGCAATGACTGATAACCCTAAGTATGGGTTTGTAAATAAGCTTGGGTTAAGTATAGACGCATTGTCAAATGTATCTAACCTTGTAGGGTTAGGTTATTCTTTACGTGACGCTTTGTACTTAATCAACCAAGATTATGTAAAGAAGTATACACAATTTGTAGCTAATAAAAGGAATAAGATTCGTCCTTTAGGTGAAAAGTATATTAATACTAGTAAGTATTATAACTCTTTGCTAGAGGATATAAAGAAAAAGATTAAAGAGATAGCTCCTAATGCTACTGTAGATTTAGACAGTAATGAGTTTACTACAGAAGAGTTACTCAATGCTTTGAAAGAAAGAGCTGCTGATGATAAACAAGCACAGTTAGAGTACCTTGTGGCTAATTACAAAGCTCTTACTATGTACAGTGGGCTTGAGCCTATCACTAAGACTTTTTCAAAGATTGGTAGTGTAATTAAGATTACTAAAGGTACAGGGTCTACATTTGAAGAAGAAGAAATTATTATAGAGACTCTTAAACAATTAGGTGGTAAGCTTGAAAAAGTCAATGGTTCTTGGCAGATTGTAAAGGCCAAAGAGAATAAGATTATGCCTAATATTCTTAAGATCTTTAGAGAGCATAAGCTTACTAAAGCTAATCTTGAGGTATTAGCAGATAAACGAGCTAACACAGGTAAGATTGCCATAAGTCAAACACCTGCTTTACGTAAAATGACTAATGCAGGATGGCGTAATATTGAGCGTGTACTTGGAGATGTAGCTACTAAAAAGAACGCTATAAAGAAAGCTGCTTTAGCATTTACTGTATTAAGAGCTTACAGTATACAGCAAAAATCTACAGTCTTAAACACAGACAATATTTCTAGACTGCTGTATAAGCTTGAAGATAGTCAGGCTATGTTACTTGATGAGTACAAAGAACTTTCTGAAAAGTACCCTGAGTTTGTAGGTCAAAGCCCTGCTTTGTATAGCCTAGGATTTAGACCACAAACTAGCAATGGTTTTATGGGTATCAACTATAACTCTACAAAAGGTAATGTAGAGTTTGAGACACGTCTTACTAATGACCTAGAGAATCTCTATGCTGCAGAACATACTAGAGAGTTTGTAATTAAGCTCTTTAATTACCTTGTAGCTAAAGATGCACTGCAGTTTAAGAATAATTCTTTCATTAATATTATGCCTGCTGCTATGTTTAAAGCATACAGTAGGGCTAGCAAAGGAGTGTTAGAATTACTTAACAAAGAAGCTACTGAACAAGAGTACAAAGAAATGTTTGGTAAGTCTTTAGAAGAACTTACTGATGAGTTTGTAGAACTGTCTGTACGAGATGCTGCGAATTATAGTAACTTACTTTTCTATAAAGAAGGAGCATTTAAACCTGAAATGCCTGTAACTAAAAATGAGGATGGCTCTATTACCTTTGATATGTTCAAAGGATGGCAGGCAGGTTATACTGCAACAGAAATTTCAGCTATCCAAGAAGAGTCTGTAGATCCTGAAACAGGTGAAGTAAAATCTTGGGAAGAGGTTAAGAAGAGTCTGCAAGGTAAAGTACAAGAAGAAAACCTGGCTAAGTTTATTTCTAATCTTACTAACCTTAATGAGATGTTTGCTCTTACTACAGAAGTAGTAGGTGGTAAATCTTATACTAGAATTAAGTTCTTAGATGGATTTAGAATGAAAGATTCTAAAGGTGTCTATGTACTTAAGAGTGTAGAGGTAAGTAAGAAGACTAAAGAAGGCGTAGAGTTTACTGAAAAGACTAGGGAAGCTGATGGTTCTAAAGTAGGTATACGTGCTACTTATGTACTTAAAGAAACTCTTGGAGATAAGTACAACAAAGTAGTACCTTATGGTATAGGTCTAGAAGAAGCTGAGAAAGTAGCTCAAAGTAAACTGCCCAAGAAAGAAAAAACTCAAGATATAAATGGTGAGTCAGAGCCTTTAATGGAGCAGGCTAACAATCCTTTAGATCAGATCTCTACAACTAAAGCCCAGCCTGTTAAAAAAGAAGCACCTGTTTCTAGCGGTAATCCTTTAGATTTGTTATCAGCTAATAAGAAAGCTGCAGCTGCTGATGCTGGTTATGCTCAAGACGCTAATACTTTACCTGCTGTAGATGAGATGCGGAAGGCTGTTAGAGATGCATATATACAAGAAGGTATGCCTTTAATGGATGCTATGTCTAAAGTTAAGCTTATGACAAAAGAAGAATTAGTACAAGAGTTTATTAAAAAATGTAACACTGGAGCATAATGCAATTCTGTCCTAACAAAGCACACCCTATATACCGTGAAATGATTGATGCGCTTGGTGAAGACCAAGCCATGAAGGCATACATTCTGAATAAGTTTGACATTCCGTCAAGTCTTACTGATGCTAAGAAACTTTTAGAACAAGACAAAGAAGGAGTACCTATTGTACCCAAGCCTTTAGTCAATAAGGTAAAAGAGGTCTTACAAAAGCAACGTAAGATTTATCAAGAAAAACCTTTAGGTCAAAAGCTTGTACAAGAGATTGACACTATCCTGTTTAATCTTGAGCAAGGTAATAAGTATGAAGGTATGCTTTACCTTATACGTACTGCCAATAGTAAAGTAGCTTATGCTGAAAAGCGTATTAACGCTATTAAAGATATGCTACTCTCAGGAGACTATGACAAGCTTAGTGAACTGGAGAAAAAAGATGTAGCTGAAACTCTTAATGAACTTAAAGAGTTTGTAGCTACATACAGTGTATTGGATGACATTTATAAAAGTGTATTTAGACAAGATGGAAGTTCTGTCTTTGGTCAGCACGGAGACTGGTTATTCAATGCTATTCAAAGAAGACGTGATATTATAAATGATTATCAAGAACTGTCTTACACTCTTACAGTAAAGTGGCTTAAGCCTCAGCTTGATAGGGTTAATGAGAACCTTCGTAAAAGAGGCAAAGAAGATATGCTTATATCTGAAGAGCGTCTTGAAGAACTTCTGAAATATGCAGATGCTGATGTAAGTGTAGTAACAGGTCTTATTGGTACAGTTGCAAACAGTAGAGATCCTTTATTAGGTCTTGTAGCTTCTACTTTAAAAAGAGAATTAGAGAATGCACGTTTAGCTCAGATAGATAGACGTGACAAGCTTTTTTCTTTGTATAAGCAAATTCCTGGTAATGAGGGTGACCAGGATGATTTTAATAGACCTTACTATCATTATGTAGAGCACAAAGAGTTTGTTGCAGAGCTAGATAAAAATGGTAAGCCTATTATAGAAAATGGTCAAAAGAAAGGTGAATGGAAGTATATAAAAAGAGCTGCTTTCCATACACCTATTAGAACAGACTTATTTGAAAAGAATAAGGATGAATTCTTTGAGAAGCTTAAGAATAAATACGGTGATAGAAAACCTTTACTTGGTACTGAAGAACACAGGCAATGGTCAGCAGCAGTAGCTAACTGGTATAAAGCTAACACTGAGCTTGCTGATACTAGAGCTTTACTAGAAGAAAAACGCAGGACACTATCTCCTGCTAAGTTTGAGCGCTGGATTCAAGATAATACTGTAGAAGTAGATAACTCTTTATATGGAGATGGTACATCTACTTCAGATTATTATAGTCCTGAGCAAGTTTATTCTAAGAACAGCAAGACTATACTTATATACTCAGGAGAGTTTAAAAGACCCTCTATGGCTAAGTATAGGAATGAAAAGTTTTTCCAGCTTGTAGCTTCAAACCCTTACTACAAAGAATTGTATGAGCAGTATGATGCAGCAAATAAAAAGCTACATCCTGCAAGGCAACTTAAGCATGGTATAATCCCACAGGATTTTGATGATAGGCGTGCAGCTTATCTTAAAGATCCTTTAAAAGCTGCTAAGCTTGACTTGCAACGTGCTGTACAAGTAGATACTTATGATAGAGAGTTTGGTGTATTTACTCCTTCAGGAGAAAGAAAGAAGTATGTACCAATCTATTACACCTCTTTAATTGAGGATAGTCAGCTGAGTAAAGACTTACTGCAAAGTGTTCTTAAGTTCTCACAAATGGCTGATACGTATGATACTATGTCTAATGTATTACCTAACGTATCAATTCTTACAGACTTGGTAAAAGGTAATGTCCAGCTTGGTATTACACAACGTACAGCTTTAGGTGGTATAAAAGATGTAATAGATAAAGCAGAATGGACTGAAGCTGATGCTACTAAAATAAACAACCAACTGCTTGAGTTCCTTGATAAAGTAGTATATGGAGAAGAAGAAATAGTAGATAAAATACCTGGTACTAATATTACTGTAAATAAACTAGCAAAAAAAGCAGGAGCTCTTACAGCTGCTGTGCAGTTGATGGGTAATATAACTTCTGCTATTAACAACGTGACTATTGGTAACTTCCAAAACTTACTGCAAACAGTAGGTAGTAGATACTATAGTGCAAAAGATTATGCTGAAGCTTTAGCTACATATACTTCTGAAGCTCCAGGTTTACTACAAGATGTAGCTAATGGTGTACCTAAATCTAAGCTTGGTGTTCTTGCTGAGGTATATGATGCTATTCAAGGTGAGTTTACTGACATGTATGGTCGTAAGATTACAGGTAGTTACGCAAGAAAACTCATGACTACTGATGCTGGGTATTTTTTAATGAAAGGTTCAGAGCAGCAAATTCAGTATACTGCTATGGTTGCCTTGTTAAAAGGTACTAAAGTAAACTACAAAGGAGATAAAATAAGCCTTTGGGATGCTTATGATGGTAATGGTAAATTAAAACCTGGTGTAGAATGGTCTGAGCAGGATAGGTTCAATCTTATGCAAAAACTGCATAAAATGAACAAAGAAATGCATGGTGTCTACAATAGGTTTGATTCTCCAAGTCTTCAAAGAAGATGGTACGGTAAGCTTATTATGATGTTCCGTAAATACGTATACCCAAGCATAAGAAAAAGATGGGGTCGTGGTTATGTAGATATGGAAGAGGGTGAATGGACTGCAGGATATTACAGAGTATTTATAAATAAAGTAATACAGAGCTATAAAGAAAAATCTTTAGAAGCTTTCTCTACTGGTACTCCTGAAGAACAAGAAGCTTTAAAAAAGACCTTAGTAGAAATATCTACATTCATTGCAACTAACATCTTAATCTTTGGATTAAGTGGTTTAGATGATGATGATCCTGTAACTCAACACGCAGAACTACAACTTAGAAGGTTTAGTGATGATGTAGGGTTTTATATAGGTGATGTAAATGCTTCTTTAAGAATCCTTAGTACACCTGCAGTATCTATGGGAGTACTTGAAAAGATGAGTGGTGCTATGAAGCAGCTAATCTTTGCTCCTACTGAGGTATATGAGAGAAAGACAGGTCGTTATGAAAAAGGAGATTATAAACTAGAGAAAGATATAAATGACCTTGTTCCTATTCTTTCTAAAATTTATGATTTTCAAGACCCTGGAAGCAACCTAGATTTTATAAAGCAGCGAGCTTTGTTTTAATCAGTTGAAAAAAAGGGGCTCACGAAGGGCTACTAATAAAAGAGAAAGGAGGCTTACGGGCCTCCTTCTCTTTTCACACACACTATTTTAGTTCAGCAAGTGCTCCACCATGTACTTTCAACAACTTAGATAACTCAGGATGAGAAATCTTTATTGTGTCAATAAGACCTGCTCTTTGCATACTAAGAAGGATTCTTATATACGCAGATGCAAACTTCTTGTCTACACATAGCCTGTCATTTACTTTCTTTCGGTAGTAAATAACAGTAGCATGGTTTACACTAAGATGGTTCCCTAGCTCTACAAGTTGTATTGCGTATTGCTCTAAGATAAGATGAGCAGTTACAGCTAATACATCAGATATTCTACCAGAGAATCTTTTAGTTTTTGTCTTAAAGTACGGTAAATTAGGATCGCCAAACAATATCAAATTTACATGTTTTAGCATCATCTCAAGCAATGCTGTTGCTCTCTCTGGATCTTTAGGAAAGCCCGTTCTTTGGAGCTTCATTACTAAAGGGTCGCCAAATAACTCAGCGTACATCATAGAGAACCATTGCTTAAATTTATCGGAAGTTTCTAGGGCACTTTCAGGTACTATGATATTCCGCATTACTTAATTTAAATTTCCCAGAGTTCTTTATTGGATTTATTCAAGTGGATTATTTTGTGTGCTTCTGTGTAGCTCTCTTGTCTAAAGTCTAATGCACTTGCTACCTCTGCTTCAGCTGGTAGCTCTACATCTAATTCTTCTTCTAGCTCTCTACGTCTTTCTATATCTCTGTAAAGCACTTTGTACACTTGGGAGTGTGAACCAAGATTGTAGAATCTCAGAATCTTCTTTTTCAATGTCTCAGAAATCTTACTGTACTTACTATCTAAGAACAGGAGATAATCATCAAACCAGTGTTTGGGGACATGAAAATAGAATATGGTAGTGTACTTATCAGGTTCATACATACCTCTGAAATGCAAGTTCTTCTTAAGATTATTTTCTAATCTTGCAAAGGACCCCTCTAAATCTTGATACTCATAATGTAAGAATATGGAATTCTTTACATCCGGGAGATCATCTGAAGATAAATATACATTTAGCAACAGATGCAATTGCATAAATACAGGGTCTATATCAAGCATAGGAGGAAGAAAGATGTAGGCTTTGTTCCTTTCTTTTGGTTCAAACCTGGTCTTCCTCATACTTACTATACTGAATATATTTCGCCTAAAACTGTAGCAAGGTCAGGCTTTTCATAAAGATGTGACTTAATTACTTTCCCATCTTCACGATATACTGGCTTGCCATTCTCATCCAGCTTGGTCATGTTGGACCTATGGACTTCCTTAAAACCTTCTTCCAATGCATCTGCCATGCCAAAGACATGAGCAGTACCTAAAAGAATGTATAATTGGTCTACAAGTGCATCAAATACCTTTACTGAATCCTCAACTTGACATGCATCCATGAATTCTTGGAGTTCTTCTAGTGCCAGTTTATACCTGAGCTGTACTGTAGCTGTATCAGGTATAGTAGGAACACTCTCAGAATGAATCTTGAATGCTTTATGAAACTCCTCTATTTTCTTTATACACTCTTTCATGCTATGTTCAGCTTATTGAGTCCTAAATGTAGATAATATTCCTTGTCAAACAAAGTCAGGCTAGAAGAACTTTCCAATTGCTTATATGTAGCTCTTGGATATTCCCACTTACCTGTCTCTATATGCCATAACAAGTTATTGAGGTCTTCGTTTATTTCCTTAGTACCTTTCTCAATGTAACTTTTATCTACGTTATAGATAAGGGATTTACACCTTATCACATCAATAGGTACAAGGTACATTACAATGTGTACATGAGGAATATCTACATATTCTTGTTTGACCCACTGCCTAATAGCTTTCTCATAAAAAGCCATCTGTCTGTAGGTCTTCCAATACTCAAATGTTTCTATGTATTTATATACAGGTTTTTGGCTGTCTGTCTTATAGTCAAAGTACTTGACAAACAAAGTATCACCAGTCCTTCTTATATAAAGATGGTCTAGCTTTGACTTAAACTGCAGGCCATTTTCTTCCCACAGTATCTCAAGTTCTTTGTGTGTAATCCAAGTATACTCACCTAAGATTTCAGGCCATTGAGGATTATGCATAGCAATGTTTGCACATTGTGTAGCAAGATCAAACTCATTCTTTAAAACAAGGCTTTTGCCTTTGCTGTTAAACATCTCATTGTAGTAGAGTTGATTAGCAGACTTATTAAATGACTCAAGCACCTTCTCTTTACTGATCTTATAGCCTGACTTTGCATAGGCTGCATCTATGCTAATATCATCTACAATATCAAATTGAAGAAGGGCATTAATAAAGTCCAGCATCATACCAGCAGGTTTGTCCTCTGGATTTAGCGTGGATACTACATACCTGTTAGGTATTTCTTCAGGCTCTAGTATAAGGCAATGTACCAATGAACCAAAGGTAAGAGAAGAGCTTTCTTTTCTATCTACAAGCTCCTTGGTTACATGTACCTTGTAATAATACGAAGGGTCGTAATTAAATGTACTGAGTGAAGAATTACTAATTGCTGGTATTTGGAAGTAGTTCATATTCTGTTGTGTCTTGACTTTCCAATAATTCAAATAACTTATACCAGCTAGAGTACATCAATCTAAGTTGTTGTACTCTGCTATTATGGATGCTATGCTCACCATCACCTATTGGCTGATTTATCTCATTCTGTAAATCATCAATAGATGCATCCATGTAAGACCTAAGATTAGGAGAATTACCACTATCCAGAGACTCCATGACTTTATTAATATATGGAGAATATCTGAATGCATCGTAGCATTCTCTTTTGTACTGACTACTAAACGTAATGGTCATAAATTAATTTGTTACTCCACATTGTGTTAAAGAACTTCTTAAACTCTTCCATAGTCATTACTATGTTAGTCTTCTTGTTCTTTTTGTGAAAGATTATTACAGGATACTCTGCTCTCTTAGGCACAAGTTTATTGACCTCAGCTGTAATTTCTTCAGTCAATTTGTAATAATCTATGTGCGCTTCGACTGCCTTGCATTGTACATTGAATGGTATATCACATATATCCACCTTTGCAGCATCAAGCAATCTGCTTCCTAGTCTACTAGTTTTGGCTTGCTCAAATCCTAGATCCTTAAAGAACTTGACAATATTACGCTCATACGTATGTCCTTTTCTTCTTGCCCTTGCTCCTGAGTTAGGAGACTTAGGCTTAGGCCTAGAACGAATTACCTTTTGTGACTTCTTCTCTTTCTCTGTCTTCATCTAGAAGGGCTTTTAGCAAACCTACTGTTTTGACTATACCGTATGTTTTTCTATAGTCTGATATATCTTTAATAGGCTCTGGAACAAATATAGACATAAGCCTATATTGCTCGCAAAGTTTTTTACTGTACTTTTTACCTGTAGCATCATTATCATACAACAGATATATGTGCTTAAACCTACTTTTAAGATTATCTATCATCTCAGATGATATGGTCATAGACTCACTTTGTGGGGCAATTGAGTGATAACCAAGACTTTGTAACACAAGGACGTCTTTATAACTCTTTGTAATTACTAAGCATTCTCCAGTCTTAGGAAGATAATCTAGGCCTTGGATTGTCTTATCTCCTGCGTTAGTAAGGAACTTAAACTTTTTAGCAAAAGGACTGTACACTTTCCTCTTACTTCGTCCAAACTCATAGCTGTATGCAGGGTTACTGTCTGAATGCCAGTATACTAAATAATCATTGACCCAATAGTTCTGTAAAGGTTTTACATTATGAGAGTCTAGGAATGATACGGTAAGTCCATACTGTCCCCAGTACTCTTTGTCCTTTAAAGACCAAGGTCTACTCTTTATTTTAATGGTACTAGGTTCCTTTTGCTCTATTACATGGTTAGTAACTACTCCAAAGAGTTCCATAGAAGGCTTTATCTTCAGGGTTTTACTACCTAGTTTTAGATTGAAGTCATTGTTAACCAGTAACAAAACTTCTCTAAAGGTAACATTGTATCTAACCTGCAGGAAAGACCAGATATTCATTGTTTGACCTGTACCAAAGTCTTTAAAGAGTATAGAGTTTTGTCTGTTTACAAACAAGGAAGCAGATGGCTCTTCATCCTTACGTAGTGGACTCTTGAATTTCTTCTTGAGCTGTACACCAGGGATATAATAAGACCATAAGTCCCATTCTGAGACTCTAGATAGAATCTCATCTATTGTAAGTTCTTTTACTGGTTTGCCGTACATAGTATAAAGATTAAGGGGCGGTTTTACCCGCCCCTAATCTAACTAATAATAGAAACACAAAGACACTTAGAAAGGAAGTGCATCAGCAGACATGTCCATTTCTGGATCAGGCTTAGGAGCTGTAGGCTTTACAAGCCTATCAGCTACATACTTGCTGACTGTGATGCGGGTAGGGTTAGTAGTCATAGACTCAATAAAGTTAGGATACCTTGGTACAGTAACATAGCCTTTGTTATTGTAATGAAAGAGCATTCTAAACTTACCAGCAGTCTTACCAGAAATAACCTGGTTTACATTAGTAAAGAAACTTTCAAAGCTAGTAGCTTCAGGCATAGCATTATACTCTGCCTCTGTTACAAGCTTTGTACAGATATGCTTAATACGACGATTAGTATCATCAATACCTGCAGGGTCAGTACTAGACCACTCTTTGTGAGTAATCTCTGTACCATTAGGCTGCACAAAAGTGATACTAGCCACAGACTTATCATCATTTAGTTCAAATACACCTTTAATGGTGCAGTCATTAACAATGCCTACTACAGGACTTGTACGTGTCTCATCAGCTGAAATTTGTTTGCCGTCTGAGGTTGTTTTACTACCGTATGCCATAATTAGATAGAAGTTTGATTTACGTCATTCACAAGTACGAACCCAGGTTTAGTTGCACGCTTAGGCAGATCTAATTGCTTGATAATGCTTTTGCAACTAGCTGCTGAGATGCCAAACTGATCTGAAAGTTCTTTTACAGTCTTTCCTTCTTTGCGGGCTGCAATAAATGCACCCATTGATACTTCTTTCTGTGCCATGATAGCTTACTGATTAATTGTTACTTCCCCTTCATCATTGATAGATACACCAGGGGCATTGGTTACATCTACCATTTCTTCTACAGTATACAGACCAAGGATCTTGTCTGGTGCAATACGCTGAGCACCTAGAGCAAGACATCTTGCGTATAACATATGTTTGGGTATTTTAACCCAGTTATCCTTTGTAGTCCATCCTGCACGGACTGCATCAGACCAATAAAATGAAGCACGATCTGTGACTTTACCACGATAAAACTCAATCGTAGTAATAAAATCACTCTTACCGTCTCCTTTGTCAACTTTCTCAAAGTCCTGTAAAGTTTTATATTGGATGCCATTGGCCCACAACATAGCACCCAAACCTTTAGAACTAAGAGCAAGACGACCTTGAATAGAATATACTTGATGAAAAGCCTGCATAGGCTTCATGCCTAAGTCCTTACCAAACTGAGCAATAGCAAAGGCCTGTTCTATAGTCTTGACATTTGCAGGCAAGACTTTAGAGTCAATAAGTAACTGTAATTGCTCCATCTCGTTGCGGGGCATTACAGCTGTGTCTTGTTCGTGTTTTACAATTTTGTCAGACATCTATACACATTTTAAGATTATTGTACTTCTTCAAAAGGAATTACCTGTTGATCAGCCTCTTGAGCTGCTACAATAGCATCATACACTTCTTTCTTCTTACGAGTATACTCGCATAAAGTATAAGTAGCATCATTGTCTAGGATAAGTCTAGAGGCAATATACCTCAGAGCTTCCTCAAATGCACCTACTTTTACCAGAGATTTACCGGTTTCATCAAGAACCTTAAGGCCTTGAAAGTCTTCTACCACACTGTACTTGCCCAGTGACTTGTCTTTAATTGTAATCATGATTATTTATTTAAGTTGTTAGTAATCTTTAAATGGATAAGGTAACCTATAAGATCATCTAGACTGTCTTCAGTAGCATCAGTCAATCCTACTTGCTTTATTCTGTTAAGCTTATCATTTATTCTAGCCATCAACCCTACTCTTGGGTCAATCTCAAATAAAGGAGCTTTAGCATACAAGGAATTGTTATAATCTGTGTTCTTCTTTACAAGTAACTCTTTAATCCTGTTACATTCATCTATAAGCAGGTCATTTACTCGTTCACAGTCCAGTAGTTCAAGTTTACTCTTCTTTGCCATCTTTAAATTCATTTTTTACGTCATCTTCGCTAAGAGTAGTCAGCTCTGCAAGAAAATAACTCAGAGTGTCCAGATCAGTAGAATAAGCCAAAGCTAATCCTTCTTCTTCAGGAAGACTGGTTATGTTCATGAGAATTACATAAGTCTTTTCATCATCTTTTACAGCAGTCAGGAATAAAGCTTTATCTGCAGAAGAACTCTTCAATGCATCTAGTACTCTATCCTTAGTCAAAGGATCACAAGAATTAATAAAGTCAAGAATACTGTCCATCTTACGAGTAATAAAGACAGGAGCAGTAGGTTCAAAAGTATCTACCATGTCTATAGTAGTACTAATGTTATTCTTGAAACTTTCAGTAATGTCTTCTACTTCTTCTTTAAACTTATTTATGCTGTTTTTATAAGCATCTAAGTCTCTACGTAAGTCTGCAAGCATTTGAGTAACTTCTTCTTCTGTAAATTCAGGATTAAGGCTACTTAGCTGTTGCGTTGATTGCTGCGATTGATTTGTAGTGCTTTTCTTCCATTTTTTCAGCTGGAAGAAGTTCTTTAAAGAAGTTAGAAGCCCCATTAAAGTATAAGTCTATATTGATAAATCCTGAACCATTACGATTTAACATTACATTGAACTCTCTGTAATTGTCTCCCAGTTTGTCTATATCATATCCTTCATAGTTCTCAATCTTGTACCTATGAGGAGCAAACAAACCAAACATTACATTTACATCACGCTGTGTAAGTTTACAATCGGCTAGACCGTCAGGACTTGGTCTAAGCTTTGCAATAATACTATCACCTCTGAAAGTGAATTGTTGCTTCTCTTGATCTGCAGCTTGCTGCTGAATAACTACAGGAATATATCTCCATCTATCACGCATAGCAAGACAATACTTACTACTAAAGTTAAAGATGGTAGTCCATAAATCCTGGCCTTTCTCAGTATGCAACAGACTCAAGTGGTCTACTACAATAATCACATATTCATTAGGATCATTAGCCTTATAGTCAGCTATAGCAAGATTAGCCTTCTCTTTAGTCTGTGGGTTATCACTTAACAATGCTTCTACAGGAATGACATTACCATCTTTATCATAATGTACGCCATTACTATATGCATAATCCCTCATGTGTTTGTAAATACCGAAAGGATTTTTTACATTGTCTATAATAGTTACCATAGACTCAAATTTATCCATCTCAGCATCATAAGTATCCAAGATTTTCTCTATATCATCTTCAAGAATATAGTTCTCAAAGCGTGACTTAAGTTTCTCTGGGGATATTACAATGTTGTGATTCTTATACAGCAGATAGCTGTAGAATTGGCTAAGCTTCTCTTCTTTGCTTACCTCTAATGAGAAGTAGAATATCTTAAGCTTTACATCACTGTGCTTGCTTGTTACAAACTCATAAGGATTGTAAACAAACAAAAAGTCAGCAAGCTTAGTCTTACCTACTTTACTGTTAGCAGTTACAAGATAATACTTTTCCTGCTCAATACCTGGTACTACTTGCCCCAGTTTAGGCAACAGAACAAACGGGATGCAGGTGTATCCTCCATCCAATCTCAGCTGCTTGTTCTTCTTAATTTCTTGCTTTACCTTCTGGTATATCCTCATATCCTACGTTCTCCTGACTTTACAATATGTGCTGTTTTATTGTCAAAGTCTTCACATAATGCAGCTAGCTTTGAACCATTGTCTTTTTGTATGAGATAATCAGCTTGTGTCATATAGACATAGCCTTTCTGTCTCATCTGATCAATGTAAACCTTAGTAGCATTAAGAATAGTAGTTTTGGAAAACTCGGGGTACATACGAAGAAACCACTCCATCTTCTTTATTACACCTTGTTTATCACCCCTTATTGGAGTACCATTACCAGATTTTACTCCTTTAGGAAATAAGTTGCGGTATTCTTCTGCAAAACTAGAGAAACTGTCTGTTCTTTCAAAGAGTGCAAGCCCATCTCCTGTAAGAGAGTAAGGAAAGTTAGATTCTGAATGAGGGTTTTCTCTCAAATATCCTGAGCTGGCTATTTGATAATAGTCAGTATCAGGAATACATAAATGATCTTTTGGATTTTTAGCCTGATATATGCAATACAAGATTGCATACTCATTAGGGCTAAGGTCTGAAGTGCACAGACTTTCCAAGTCTATGTTAATTATCATCTTCCAAGAATCTAGTGTACATTTTAAGCTTTTTATTGGCTTTCTTCAATTCCTTCTCAGATAGCTTACCCCCTTGACATAAGGGGCAAGGCACAGGGAGCTTACCATCTCTAGTAAGCTCCTTTGCGCCAAAGCAATATAAACAGGTCTCAGAAGATTGGTGGTTCTTCATCTTTGGAGTCTAAGTCCCAAAGCCTTATCTTCTTTACAATAGGTTTAAATTCCTTATACCACATGTCAAATTTCTTGACCTCGTAATATAGATAAATGCCCTGAAACTTGTGTTTGATGATATGCACATTATGTAGTTTACACAATATGTATAGCAAGGTAAAGATAATAACTAGTTCAAACATATCCAAGATTTTTGTACATCAAGAACCTATCTTCAGACTCCATTTTACTAAGCTGATTGAACTTTTGAAGCTTTCCCAACTGGTTTGCTTTTTTGAGTTTCTTCTTCAATGATTGCCCTGTATTTTGTAATACAGTCGTCCGTGGAATTACAGTGGATCTCTTCATAATTGTTAATATTCTCCATAGCTTTCCTATACCATTTTACCTCCTGAGTTCCAGAAGTGACATAAATAAAGATATTACCCGTCTTATTGTTAACTCTTTGACGGCCAATAGCTTGAATCATGTCTAATTCTTTGGAATAATAGGACATGAGAATGGTATTGTCCAAATCCTTGAGATTAGCACCCTGCTTTAGCATTTTGAATGAAGCTATAGTATCAACTTTCCCTGCGTCAAAGTCTTGCCTAAGCTGAGCATTTGCCTTTTCAGAGTTCTTGTTACTAATTACATTAGGAGTTACCAGAGATAATGCTTCTATACTATTACCAAATACTAGGGTTTTACCTTTAATAGCTTGTAAAAGCTTTAAGACTTCTCTGATTTTACTAGGTAAAGTATACAATACTTTAGCCCTAGCTGCAGAGGTAGTCCTAATTTTAAAGGTCTTCATGTTACCATCGGGTAAAAACAGAGCTTTTTTGAACTGGTTATCCCAGTAATCATAACTCTCTTTCTCTGTAGTCATGAATGGAGCAGCTTTAGTTCCTGCAGGTACATTCTTATTTACAAGGTCTAGACCATGATTAATAATAAACATCCTGAGTTTCTTAGTAGTCCCATCTTCTACAGCTTGATTGAGGTTATACTTGAAGCAGACAGGAGCAATCTGGTCTACCCATAGCCCCTTAGTCAGTTGGTTACCCTCTTCATCAAGATAAGCTGTATTCCTGTCTACAGTTGCAGACAGCCCCATAATATGTTTATACGTATTATTCTTATAGAATTGTACGTATTGCGGTGTGAGAGAAGAGTGAATCTCATCTGCACATACAAAATCCCATTCTTGATCAACCAGTTTATAAGCTGACTGATAACAAAGAAAAGTCAACTGATGAGTCTTCTTTAGATCATACTTAAACAGCTTCTTGAAGAAGGCTAAGTCTTTCTCTAAATCAATCTCACGTTGAGTAGTCTCTGCTAAGAATAGAATCTTGGAACCTTTAGGTAACAAGCGAGTGGCTTTGATAAAACAGAATGTCTTACCAATACCTGTACTCAGATTAAGAGTACCTTTTTTACCCGCTTGTACCCAGGTATCTACCGCAGCATTTTGGATTTCATCCCTTTTGCTGTCTAGCATATTATTTTTTGTAGATTGTTGTACCAGTTTGAATAAACTTTTCTGTATGAACTTCAGGTTCTGCCAAGAACATATCTACTAATTGCTTTATTTCTTTAGCTTCATTAGTAAGATTTTGTATAATCCTTTGACGCCCTAATTCAAGTAACTCAAGAAACTCATAAGCACAATCACCCCATCTTGCTACAAGAGTATGATGCATTCTCCAGTTATAACCTTTAACACGATCCTCTTCACTTTGGTAAGACTTACCAATAATCATAGGATCTGGAGCTTTATCATCATACCATACTTCCATCCAATCAAACATTTCCATGTTTTGAGCAAACTTGATACTCTGCAATACTTCAACAGGAATAGTTGATTTAGTGTAAGCTGTAATCTTTACAGACATAGGACATAATGCACCAAGAATCCTAGCTTGTGCTAAGTTTATTGGTTGATATACATTAGGTACTTTTTCAGGTTTAACTGCAGGAATACCTAATTCTTCAGTTAATCTGTGATACTCAGCTAATGCATTTTCATCTAAGATTAAATGCTCATTTTCTGGCTCTCTATAGATTTTAATTTCCATGATTAAATGTAGCTTGTTCTGTTGTTAATAATTTCTTCTGCTGATTTTAAGTTGCTTAAGATAGTGTCAAGCATGTGTTGACTTGGTGCATTAAGAATGTGGTTAACATTCAACTCATAAGCTGTATTAGTCTCAAGCATGTTACGCAAGTTCTCTACTTGCTCTTCATAATGAGTAAACAATAGATCAGAGAAGTCAAGACTTTCATCTTGCAGGATATTATTCTCCTCATCTACTTCCAATACAGCAACAGGAGTAAATGCACAAGTACGCAATTTACCATCCTCACCACGAGGTACAGCTAATACATCCATAGGATTAACTGCTACAAGAATTGCTGTATCACCAAAGCCTGAATAATCATAAGCTTTACTTGCTACATGCAAACCTTTAGAACAAGATACTTGGTTAGACTGATTGCCTTGATACCTTTCTATTCTAGCTTCTACACCAATACGATAGTCCATAGTATGAGTATGGGCATCTGTGAACTGCTCTTGCATAAGGTTAGGTAAGTCAAGATATAGCTGCTCAAGAGTACCTTTGTATGTATAGGTGTAATCATCACTCACTATATCTGATACACTATCCATATGTACAAGTTGAAGCATACCGTCTTTCTCATACACATAATAAGACTTTGGACTTTTCTTCCAGTTAGCCTTTACCTTAACATAGTTGCTTGATACAAATCCTACAAGACCTTTGTTCTGAGCATTCTTAGATACTACCCTACGATATGCTAAGAACATACCTTGGTTAGTAATCTGCATCTCATGGTGTTTCAAGAACCTAAATAGATCCTCACGGCTTTCTGCATTAGGATTTAAGCTACACCACATCCAGAACCTGTCAAGAGCAATGAAGTCTTCATTATCCTGAAAGTTAGATATAGGATAGCCTTCTTCAGGATTTTCCAGATAATCCTGATAAGCCTCTACATAAGATAAAGCCAGTTCTTCTGGGACACTTAAGTTAATACCATTTCTGTACAAAGCAGAGCCTTGTACTGTAAAAAGATTAGGGTATTTACTAGCCATTGTATGGATAGTTTCTACCATAGTCTTCTTAACAAGGAAAGTTTTTTCTTCAGCGCACAATTCAGGTACGAGTAATTGCTTTACAGCATCTACATTACCTTTTTGTACATAAGCATAAATCTCTTTAAAGAGTTCTTCTGAGCAATTGCTGCTAGTTATTACCTGCCCATCATCAGTAATAACAGTGACTGTAGAGTCAATCTTAAGGATTTTCATCAGTGTGTATGTTTAACTTGGTTAGATTGATTACTGTTTGATATATTACTCCTCCATCTGAATGTTTTTTTCCATAAAATCTTATATATCTTATGGCATTATGCATATTTAAAGCTTCAGTAATATACTCTTTAGCAAATGCAGTTGGTACTCTGTGAGGACTACATTTCTGTACATGTCTATAAATTGCTTTTGGATTGTTCCAACGAGGTCTTTCTTTTATAAGACAAGTTACATTTATACCATTCTCAGGTAAAGATACTATTTTTCCTACAGCAAATGTACTATGACAACACCATAATACTACATCTCCTAGCTCTATTTGATTGCCTAAAAGATCATATTTAAGGTTAATCTGTACTTTCTTCTTGCTCTGTATTAGAGTCTGCAATTGTTCCATTTTCTTGTTTGTTTTGATAGTATTCTAACGCCATTCTTGTCTTCTTGAATCTGCAAAGTTCTACTGCAAAAGCTGTTTGAGTTTTACTATAAGTCCTAAGTGTACTACTGTTATTATCCTTTACATGTATTAAGAAGTTATACATTTTAGCATACTTAATATATTTAACACCTACTGCTTCTAGCTTATAATCCAAATAACCTTTTTCTACAGCAGTCTTTTCAAATCCTTCAATAAACTTTTCCCAATTATCTCTGAATACATATGTAAACCTGTGGTTTACTTGTTGTTTATACAAATAATACACATCATATACTGATTTAATAAGTTTGCTGAGATTAGGTCTTAATTTTTCAATCAGATTAGAAGTAAAGTAAAAGCTTTCATGCTCTTT